CTTTGATTTTTCTCCGGAGGGAAATTTTGTAAAAAGTAAATGCACTTTGATTTTTCTCCGTAGGGAAATTTTGTAAAAAGTAAATGCATTGGGCATATAGGAGACATCGAAAAAAGTCATAGGAAAGGAGGTCGATTGTCTTGGGAAGAAGGAAATTAGTAGAAGAAAAGCCAAAAGAAAGAACATCATTCCATAGGGCAATTGATCCAGAAGTAAGGGAGAAACAATTAATAGCATTGTCCTACAATTTGGCTGAAGAGAGATTACTCAATGGAACAGCCAGTGCTCAAGAGGTTTGTCATTTTTTAAAACTTGGATCAATGGAAAAACAGTTAGAGTTAGAGAAACTTAAGAACGAGAACGCACTATTGGCAAAGAAGGTTGAAGTTCTCGATGCCCAGAAAGATACAGAACAGAGATACATAGAAGCAATAGAAGCAATGAAAACATATTCTGGAAGAGGAGAAGATTAACAATGAAGTGGCACGGACTAATAGGTTTTGAGACCATGAAAGAGGTTAGCCCTGGTCCGGGAAAGGCCACGGTTTGGAAACCTCAAATAGTATCTCGTCATTATTACGGTGATGTAAATCGTTTAGTACGTCGTTATGACGGTGCAGACAAAGTTAACGAAGATATTTCCATAAACCATCAATTCTCAGTAGTTAGTGATCCTTTTGCAAAAGAGAATTTCTTTAACATGAGGTGGATCGAATGGAATGGTAGAAAATGGAAAGTGAATGAGGTTACTATTGAATCACCAAGACTTACAATTAACATAGGAGGTGAATGGCATGACGGGAACAACGCTAGACCTCCAGAATGATCTTAAGAAATTGTTGGGATCTGATAATGTATATTTTCAGCCGCCAAACAATTTAAGAATGGAATACCCATGTATAGTTGTAAACAGAAGTTCAACTAAGCAAATACATGCAGATAACAGAACTTACTTTTATACAAAGCGTTATACATTAACATACATCAGCTACGAAGAAGATCCTGACATGGTAGACACACTTATAAAGCACTATAAGATGTGTACATATGAACGGTCATTTATATCTGACAATCTTCACCATGATGTATTCATACTCTATTGGTAATGAAAGGGAGAGAATTATGGATTCTTCTTTAAAAAAACCTAGATTAAGGTTTTGGAAATACAATCCAGATACCAAAACATTATATTTTGTTTCGGAAACCAGCAAAGGAAAGATGCAGTATCCTATTGGAGCTAGGAATTTCGATGGCTACTCCAAATCTCAGATTGCTGCAGAGTTGAGAAGTCGTCTTTCCAGATATGGTGTAATTCATGATGATCAGTTAAATAAGGCTATATTGTCTATAGGTGATACTACGATGGAGCATTCAGACATAATTGATGTATCTGGAGATGAGTTTATTGAACACAAACTTAACAGAACAGAATTTCAGCATCCTGGGTATTATACACCAAATCTTAGGCCGACTGTCGTTTACAAATGGCATAGTGCTTCATTAGAAGAAGATCCATCAGGAAGACTTAATCCTACTGTTTGGTTTGACTTTGCTGAGAATGTTCCTATACACGAAGGAGATGTGTTTGTAACTACTCATTTCGTATCAGATCCAAGAATGATTAATGATGACAACTTGTTAAGGAACCGTATAAGAGGAGCCGTCGAGCAGATGGCTAAAAATGCAACAAAAAATGGAAAACTTCCATATACCATTCCTGACAGCGAACTTATGCACTGTACAAGAAGTATTCAGAGATTGCTTAAGCAGTATCAGCAGTCCCATCCGAATTTTGTAAATAAGTTAACTCATTCTATTGGAACTTATTACGTAGTAGATTCTGACTACCTTGAGCATCATGGTATTTTAGGAATGCATTGGGGAGTAAGACGGTTCCAGAATAAAAATGGATCTCTTACTCCTGCTGGAAGAGATAGGTATTTAAAAGGCGGAAGAAATTCTGAAAGTAAATCTGAATCCGAGTCAAAGTCTGAAAATAACCAAGATGAAAAGTATGGTTTTAGTGCTGTAGGTATGGTAACGTTAGCTTATGCCGGAGCTTATCTGGCATTGTTCGGAATTGCTATTGGAAGTGAAGTTGCTGCAGCAGCTAAAGAAAAACATCGTGAAAAGAAAGCAGAAGAAGAATTATTCGCTGAGGATAAGCAGTACGGTCTTAAGAAAGAAGATCTTAAGAAATGCAATCCAAATTTTGGAAAAGACGGTTATAATAATAACTGTCCAAAATGCTCTACCGTAATGGAACTCAGAAAAAGAGGAATGGATGTACAAGCAAATTCTGGAAGTGGTCAGACAATGAAAGAAATGTGCTCATGGTTTAAGAATTGCAAGTACGAGAGTGATATGCATGTTTCAGCAGCAAAAGAAAAGATACTAAGCTATCCTCCAGGATCCAGCGGATTCGTTTCTGGATTTTACAAAGGTTTTGGCGGTCATGTTGTGCACTGGACAAATGTTGGCGGAGAAATACGAATCGAGGACGGACAGAGTGGAAAGGTATATACCTGGGATCAGGCAGTGAAAAGGTATAATTGGCAAGAGGATAGATATTCTGTAGCAAGATTAGACAATTGTGCTATAAATGAAAAAGCCATGAAGAAGGCCGGAGTTTATACAGAATATGAAGAAGGAGACAAAAAGAAATGAATGAAAGGGAAGCAGCTAATATAGTTGAGCAGAAACATCCTGAATATGTGGCTTCTGCTGCAATGAAACTTGGTAATGGTTTTGTTGTAAATATGAAAGGTAAAGATGGTGAAGAACTTCTTGACTGTATGTATGCAGTAAACGAAGATGGAACAAAAGTAATGGAATTTAATCCTGAAGCTTGCTTTGAAGAGTTCCAGAAAGCTTTACCTAATGTCGTTGAGTTCGGAAAAGAAACAAAGCAATCTGCTATAATTCCTGAACTTGATGATTTTCTTGAGCATCACGGCGTTAAAGGAATGCAGATAAAGAAATAACTCCTCTCATAAGCTATAGCTAGAGAGGGTTATATATTTTAGATTAGGGTCCTAGTAAAACCTTATCTAAATCATTAAAATAACCCAAGTCTTAAATCGCGCAATGGGTTATCACAACAACACAATTTTTAAAGGAGAATTATTATGAGCGCTTTAAAATGGGACGAAGTAGGAGAGCATCTCTTCGAAACAGGTATTGACCACGGTGTACTTTATCCTATGTCAGATAGTGGTACTTATCCTCTTGGAGTAGCTTGGAATGGCCTTACTGGCGTAACCGAGTCTCCCGAAGGAGCCGAGGCTAATGATAAGTATGCTGACAACATTAAGTATCTGTCAATCAGATCAGCAGAGACCTTCAAGGCTACTGTTAAAGCATTTACTTATCCTGATGAGTGGGCACAGTGCAATGGCGAAGCTGTTGTAAATGGTGTTACTGTAGGACAGCAGTCAAGAAAGAGCTTTGGTCTTGTTTACAGGACTATCGTTGGTAACGATATTAAGGGTAATGACTACGCTTACAAGCTTCACCTCGTATACAATGGCACTGCATCACCTTCCGAGAGAGATTACCAGACTGTTAACGATAGCCCCGATGCAATCGAATTCAGCTGGGAGATCGATACCACTCCTGTAACTCTTACTACAAAGATTGATGGTAAGACTCTTAAGCCTACATCAATTCTTACTATCGACAGCAGCAATTTCACTACAGAAGCAGCTAAGGCTAAGCTTAATACTCTTGAGGCAGCTCTGTTTGGAACTGATGCTGATCCCGAGGATCCTCAGTCTGTTGGAACTGAGCCTTATCTTCCGGATCCTGACACCGTTATTAGCATGCTTTCTGTTGGCTGATAACAAGTAATTTCAAAATGATTTAGGGGCTGGCTTAATCGCTGGCCCCTTTTGTTGTGCTTAGAAAGGAGCATATTATGTATATTAAGACTATCGAATACAAAGACTACATGGGTAATCCTAGAAAGGAAGATTTCTATTTCAACCTTAGTGAGGCTGAAATAATGGAAATGGAGCTTTCTAAAGAGGGTGGATTTGATCAGTGGATTACCAGGATTGCTAATGCTCAGAATACTCCTGAGCTTATCAAACTTTTTAAGAGCCTTATTCTCATGTCTTACGGTGAAAGATCTCTTGACGGAAAGAGTTTCCTCAAGAAAGATCCTGAGACCGGAAGACCCCTGAGCGAGGCTTTTGAGCAGACAGCTGCATATCCCGTACTTTTTATGCAACTTGCTACCAACACCGAAGCAGCTACGGAATTTATTAATCAGGTTATACCTGAAGATGCAGCTAATGCTGTAGAAAAAGCTAAAGCTGACGGAAGCTTGGAAGAGGCAACATCTAAGATCTATCCCCTCTCCAAGTAAAGATATGGACTTGAATCCCCATACTCTATGAGAGTGCGAGGGCTATTGTAAGACCATTCTTTGTCTCCTTTCCTTGGCTGATAGTCTTCGCATTTTCACAAAGTATGGGGATTCTTATTAAAGAGGAGATCTTAATATGAGCTATTATTACTATGTTGGAAGGTCTCCAGATTATTTGGAGCATCATGGGATTCTAGGAATGAAATGGGGAGTTAGAAGATTCCAGAATAAAGATGGATCACTTACTCCGGAAGGGAGAGCTAGGTATGGCGATATTCTCACTAAGAAACAGATGCAGAACTATATTAAAGACTATAATCTTCGGACTGGAGCAAATAAAAAGATCACTAAAAACACTGTTTTCAAGACCGCTGACGGCATGTACGACTATAAAGGCCGCAAGATGAATACGGATGTAACAGTTGATGATCCGATGAATGATGTAGAGAATAAAACCGAAACAAAGCCTAAGAAAATTTCTGATTTAACAGATTCTGAACTTGCAGCAATAAATAAAAGAATGCAGTTAGAGGAAGAATACAAAAAGCATTTGGACAATACGATTCCTCCTAAGAAAGTAAATTTCATCAAATCTTCTCTTGGAAATTTAAAGAATAATTTAGTAAATGATCTTCCTAAAGGAATAAGCAGCGGTCTTCAGAGTGCACTTTCTGATGCTATAAAAGATTCTTTAAAAACAAAAGAACCTCCAAAGAAAACAGACATGCACATGGACACAACAAAAGCTTCAGATAAGGATATAGCAGACCTAGCAACAAGATGGGAAAATTTGATGAAGATTGAAAGGAATAAAAGAGATTACGATAATCGTATGGCAGAAATTGGAGAAGAGATGCTATCCGATTATTGGCCTAAGGAAGACAAAGCTATTAAATATGACGAAAGATCTAAATCTGATATGGAAGGAAATCCGCTTAATCCTGACAATTACAGATACTATTTAGATGACAAGAGCAAGAAATAGTTTCTTTGAGAAAGGAAAAATTCAAAATGGGTTTAAAAGATAGACTTCAGCATGGATGGAATGCCTTTCTCGGAAGAGACGGCCCCTACTATGATTATAGGGATTATGGTGAAGCATACTTTACAAGACCCGATAGGGTTAGATTTACAAGAGGACATGAGCGTTCAATAATAAATGCTGTATACAATAGAATAGCTATTGACGCAGCCACAATTGACATTCGTCACGTTCGAACTGATAAAGATGGAAGGTACACTGAAGAGATTAACAGTGGACTTAATGATTGTCTGTCTTTATCTGCAAATAAAGATCAGAACGGAAGACAGTTTATTCAGGATGTTGTCATGTCGCTTCTCGATGAAGGTTGCATAGCTATAGTACCTATAGATACCACAGTTGACATAACAAAGGGTGCTTTTGATGTTAATTCAATGCGTCCAGGTAAAATCGTTCAGTGGTATCCTGATTATGTTAGAGTTAAAGTATACAACGATAGAATTGGGCACGAGCAGGAGATAACTCTCCCTAAAGAGTCGGTTGCAATAATAGAGAATCCGTTTTATTCAGTAATGAATGAACCTAGCTCAACCGCATCAAGACTTATGCGAAAGCTTAATTTGTTGGATACTATAGACGAACATAATTCAACAGGAAAGCTCGATATGATTATACAGCTTCCATACATTATTAAAACACCTGCTAGAAGACAGCAGGCTGAGAATAGGCGTAAAGACATAGAGCTTCAGTTGTCTAGTTCAAAGTATGGGATAGCCTATACTGATGGTACAGAAAGGATAACTCAGCTTAATAGATCAATAGATAACAACATGATCGAACAGGTTGAATACTTCACCAATATGCTGTACAGTCAGTTAGGTATAACTCAGGCTATAATGGACGGAACTGCTGATGAAAAAGTCATGCAGAATTATTACACAAGAACAATTGAGCCTATAGTCTCTGCTATAACTGATGAAATAAAACGTAAATTTCTTACTAAAACGGCTAGAACCCAAGGTCAGTCGATTATGTTCTTTAGAGACCCGTTCAAACTTATGCCCATTGCTGATTTCGCGGAGTTGGCAGATAAGCTTACTAGGAACTGTATCGCTACTTCTAACGAAATAAGACAGGCAATAGGAATGAAACCGGTTAATGATCCTCAGGCTGATCAGCTTATCAACAACAATCTTTCACAGCCGAAAGAGGCACTTGAAGGAGCTGAAGCAGTTGAGATAGATAAGAACCTTAAAGGTAAGAAAATGGAGGAAATTCAAAATGGGTAAAACCAGAGACTTTGGAGGTTACGCCACCAGGTATAACATCAAGTGCGCTGACGGTCGTACAATAAGACCTAATGCATTTGATGATATGGACGGCGAAACAGTACCTCTTGTGTGGGATCACAATCATAAATCCCCATTGAATGTTCTCGGCCACGCTCTTCTTCACAAAAGAGATGATGGCGTTTATGCAGATTTATATTTCAATGAAGAGACTACTCAGGGCGCTAATGCTAAGGCTCTTGTAAAGAACGGTGATGTTAAAGCGCTCTCTATCTTTGCAAATGGTCTTGCCCAGGACGAAGCAAAGAACGTTATGCACGGAGTAATTCGTGAGGTTTCTCTTGTTCTTGCTGGAGCTAATCCTGGAGCTTTCATTGATACTGCTATGGCGCATAGTATTGATGGTGAAGATCCTGACGAGGCTATAATTTATATGACCGAAGATCCGATAACACATAGTTTTTATGGAATCGATAGTGCCGCAACAGAAGTTGATGAAAGTAATATCGATGAAGAAGAAATCGTCGAGCATTCGGATAAAAAAGATGATGAATCCGATGATAAAGATGATGAAACTTATGGAGACGTTATAGCTTCCATGACAGAAAAGCAGCAAAAAGTAGTCGCAGAACTTGTAGCAAGAGCTGCTATAAAGTCTGATGAATATGATAACAATTCCGATGATAAAGGAGAAAAAGAAATGAAGCACAATGTTTTTGACAATGATTCTGCTAGCGCTTATGTCGAGCATGGTTTAACCAAAGACGAACAGAAAATGATCATCGCAGACGCAGACAGATATGGATCACTCAAGCAGTCTTTCCTTGCTCATAGTGAAGAGCTTGGAATTAGCGGTGATGTTCTTATGCATGGAACCGACATCGAGTATTCTGAGGACAAACAGGCGTACATGGTAAATGATCCTTCATTCCTGTTCCCTGAAGCAAAGGCTCTCAACAATCCTCCTGCATGGATCAAGAGAGATACTGGTTGGGTTTCTGGAGTTCTTTCTGGAACCAAGCATGTTCCTTTCAGCCGTATCAAGTCTGTATTTGCTGACATCACCGAAGATGAAGCAAGGGCTAAGGGATACATTAAGGGTGATAAGAAGCTTGATGAGGTCTTCACTCTGCTTAGAAGAAGCACCGATCCCCAGACCATTTACAAGCACCAGTCAATGGATCGTGATGATGTTATCGACATCACCGATTTCGACGTTGTAGCTTGGATCAAGTCTGAGATGAGAATGATGCTCGACGAGGAGATCGCTCGTGCTATTCTCATTGGTGATGGAAAGCTTACTTCTGATAGAACTCACATTGCTCATGATCATATCAGACCTATCTGGCTTGATGACGATCTCTTCACCATTAAGACTCTTGTTGAGCTCGCTGCTAATGCTACTGATGATACTAAGGCTAAAGCTTACATCAGAGCTGCAGTTAAGGCTCGTAAGAACTACAAGGGATCTGGAAACCCTGTATTCTACACCACTGAGGATGTTCTTACCGATATGCTGCTTCTTGAGGATAACATGGGGCATAGACTTTACAAGTCTGAGTCTGAAGTTGCTTCCGCTATGCGTGTAAGTAGGATCGTAACTGTTCAGGTCATGGAAGGACAGAGCAGAACTGTTGATAATGTTACAAGAAATCTCGTAGGTATCATCGTTAACCTTTCCGACTATACCGTAGGTGCAGATAAGGGTGGAGCTGTTGCTATGTTCGATGACTTCGACATCGATTACAACAAGCAGAAGTATCTGATTGAGACCAGATGCTCTGGCGCTCTTACTGTTCCTTACAGTGCAATCGTTATCGAGTCTGCTGTAGCTAACTCATAATCTTAAGTAATTTTAGCCATCCCGGGCGTAAAAACTCGGGGTGGTATTATTGGTAAAGGAGACACCAATGATTACTATACATGTTCCTGAATCTAAAGGCAAAGATTATTGGGACCCTAAAAAGGAAGAATTTGTGACTATTCCTTCAACAAAGGCCTATGATTTAAATCTCGAACATTCTTTAATATCGATTTCCAAATGGGAATCTAAGTATCATATTCCATTCATTTCAAAAGAATCCCACACTGAGGATCAGGTTTTGCATTACATAAAATGCATGACTATTAACCAGAATGTTCCAGATTCTGTTTACGAGAATTTAACTGTTGATAACATAAAAGCAATATCGGATTACATAAACGATCCGATGAGCGCTACGACTGTTAATAAATTACCAGGAATAGATAAGTCAAGAGAAGTTGTTACTTCAGAGTTGATTTATTATTGGATGATAGCGCTTCAAATACCTTGTGAGTTTGAAAAATGGCATTTGAATAGACTATTGAAGTTAATAGAAGTATGTAACGTTAAGAATACTCCGCCTAAGAAGATGAGCAAAAACGAGATCATGGCACGTAATAAATCTCTTAATGCCGCTCGTAGAGCGAAATACAATACGAAAGGCTAGGAAAATTCAAAATGAGTTCAGCAATCACATGTACAGTTAAAGGTAATTTTAAGAAAACTAATTCGTTTCTTGAGAGATGTTTAAACTTTGTAAAACTTGGAAGGCTGGACCATTATGGACGTGTAGGAGTAGAGGCTTTTAGAAACAACACTCCTAAATACACTGGATTAGCGGCATCTTCTTGGTATTACAAGATAGAAAGAAACGATCAAACTGCTAGTCTTATATTTTGTAATGATGACATAGAAGGTGGATTAAATGTGGCTATACTTATTGCTTATGGACACGGCACCAGAGGAGGTGTTTATGTTCCAGGTGTTGATTATATAACGCCATCTATGAAAAAGGTTCTTGTAGAAGTAGCTAATGATATGAGAAAGGAGATAGGGTCATTATGAGTGCTGACATTATTGATACTAATGTTGTGCAGCTAAGATTTGACAATAGAGAATTTGTCAATAACGTCAACCATAGTGTCGAAGCTGTAGAATCTTTAAAAGATTCTCTTAACTTTGATTCAACGTCTTTTGACAGTTTAACAAAAGCCGCTAATAATATTGACTTGTCTGCTGTAGCTGCTAATATAGAATCATTATCTGATAGGTTTTCTACATTTGGAATTGTAGGAATGACCGCTATTCAGAAAATTACCGAAGAGGTCATGAACCTTGGAGGAAAGTTAGTAGGCCTTCTTGCAAAACCTTGGAAACAGATAGTAACTGGTGGTTGGAGTAGAGCCTCCAATATTGGACAGGCTACATTCCAGCTTGAAGGTCTGTTCGGTAAGACAGAAGAAGGTGTCGCTAAGCTTAACATGACAATGAAAGCTACAAGCGACCAGGTAATAGCTCTTTCTAAACAAAGTGGCGATTTAATAGTAGCTATGAACGCTGCTGACTATGCTGTTGCAGATACAGCTTATGGTCTTGATTCGGCTGCTAAAGCTGCTTCAGTTCTTGCAACTTCAGGTGTTGATGTTCTTCATTTCTCTGAAGATTTGAAAGATGCAAACGGTTTGATGAGAACCGAAATGCAGGTCGCATTGAGAGCAATTTCTGGTGTTGCTTCAATGGCAAACAGAAGTTATGACGATGTTGCTCGAGTGTTTGAAAGAGTATCTGGTGCCGGAAGAGTAATGGGTGATGATCTTAACTCTTTGGCTAGTTATGGTCTTAATGCAGCTGCAACATTAAGAGATTACCTTAATGATCTTGGCGTTACAGTAAATGCGACAGAGCAAGACATTCGAGACATGGTGTCACATGGCGAAATAGACTTCATGACGTTCGCTAAAGCAATGGACAATGCGTACGGCGACCATGCTAAAGATGCTAACAACACTTTTAGTGGTGCTTTTAGCAACATGAAGTTTGCTTTGTCTAAAATCGGTGCGGATTTCATCTCTCCGATAAGAACTAAGATGGTTCCACTTTTTAACGATGTTCGAATAGCCATTAACAACGTAAGGAAAGCTCTGAATTTCAAAATGAAATTTCCTTGGGTTGAAGAAGAGATTAGTATTGTAGAACTGTTTACGAATGTCATAACTAATCTTACAGCTAAAGCCCACGATTTGTTCACAGCTTGGAATGGTGGGCAGACCGTTATGGAAAAAGCCATGGCTGGTTTAGCAGAGTTTACCGGCGTGTCAATGGTTGAAATAAAAAACGTATATGATGGAGTAGAAAAAGGAACTATAAAGTCTGCTGACGCAATAAGGAGACTTATAAGTATCACTTCTAATAGTGGTAAAGACATGCGAGAAGTGTTTAAGACACTTTCCGAGTCCCTTGGCGAGACAGAAGATGATATTTACAGAATGTGCTATAATGGCGAAATTTCTTTTGAGGATTTTTCGAATGCTGTATCATCAACATTTGGAAATCTCGTGCAGGAAACGAGAATTAGTCAATTAGCACAGCTTTTTAATAATGTTATACAGGCTGTTGTAAACTTGGCAAGTACAGTTACTTCTATAGTAGGCCCTGCAATATGGGCATTCTTCCAGGTATTTACTGGAGGAGGTATAAAAAGTGTTATTGATGTAACTAGTGCTTTTTCAGAATTCACAAAAAGGCTTATACTTTCGAGACAGAATCAGGAAAAAGTAAGAAGAGTTGCTTTTAGACTGTTTATGGTTCTTAAGAGTGGTTTAAAAATAGTTGCTCGTCTTGCTTCATCTGCTTTTAAAATTGTCGAAAGTATGGCACCGTTGATTGGCCATGTATTAGACTTTGTAGATGTACTTTCAGAAGTAATAGAGTATCTTGTAAATATTGTAGTAGAATCTAATCTGCTTTCTTCTACGATAAGTGTATTATGCAATGTTATAAAGTTAGCTGGATACATAATAGTAAATGTTCTTAAAACATTGATGGTTCTTATAGAGCCTGTTATAAGAGGAATTAGTGAAATATTTGCATTCCTTGCTAGAAGTATAGGTAGTGTTGATGTTTCTTTCTTAGATGTTATTATAGAAAGATTCAGAGATCTTCTTGCAACGGTTGCAAATGGTGGTTTAGCATATGTTCTTCAGAATTTAATTGGTACAATATTCTATACGATAGCTTCTGTATTTAGAGCTATGACGTTAACATTTTCATGGTTCAATAATATGTTGCAGAATGCTGCAAATACTGTAGCTAATATTATCGATAGAATAACCACAATATTCAGAAATTTTAGAGATGTTGTAATAAATCTGTTTAATGGAATAAAAGACTTCTTCAACAATGACTTCAACTTAGAAACCGCTATAGCAATGTTTGGCCGTTTGGTTGGTTTGTCGGCAATGATTAGACTTGCTACCGGTATAAGAGGTATTGGAAGAGCTCTCGATGGTTTTGCTAATATTGTAAACTCTAATGCTTTAGTAAATGTTACGGCTGCTATAAAAACTGTTGCTAGAGCTGTTCTTGAATTCTCAATAGCAATGGTTCTTGTGTCGTCTATACCTAGAGAAAATTTAAGTACAGCAATCACACTGTTTTCTACATTGGTTGCCGCTATTATAGCGTTCATGGTTGTATTTTACGGTTATCAGCTTATTCTTAACCATATGAATAATAAGATAATATCTGATCCGTATGTAAAATTCATGAATAAACTTAGTGCATCTATAAATGCAATGATGGCTAATGTCGGTAGAGCTGCCGTTATAATGTCATTCGGTTTTCTTTTAATGTCAATAGCACTTGCATTAGGATTCATGATCAAGGGAATAGTTCAGCTTAACGAGCTCCCCATGAATACATTTACCGATGGATATTATAGACTTGTAGCGATTTTCTCTCTATTGGCCGGATTTTTTGCAATAATAGCTTTTGCTCAAAGGTCAATAGTCCAGGCCAGCGGTGCTCAATTTATTACCAACAATAATATTAGCACGCACAACGGCATGATGGGTGTAGCTGTAACATTAATGGCGTTGCTTGTTGTTGTAAAGGCATTTGAGACAATAATAGTTGAGTATTCGCAGATAGATCCCGATCAGTTTACTGCCGGATTTGCTTATATTGCTTCGACATTAATGATTATGGCATCAATGATTGCCATAATTGGCCTTGCAGTTAAGAATGCAGGTTTTGGTATGGTCGGAGCATCAATAGCGATGCTAAGTTTCCTAGTCGTTCTTCATGGGTTTATTGATATTATACGAGATTATACTAAATTAATAAAGAATTTTAGAAGTGTTGATCAGCTTAAGCTTGCTTTAGGAACAGTATTAACAATATTAGTATTCCTTACAGTTGCAATTTCAGCTATAGGTCTTGCTCTGACATATTTTGGAGGAGGAAGTGCTTTTTCAGCATCTATCAAGAATGGACTATCATTTACTAACAATGCTCCGAAGTTCTTGGGTGTTGTGATGACTATAGTGTCATTAGCTGTGGCTTTGCAGTCTGTAAGTTTGTTAATAATGGCTATAAATTATGCCGGAATAGAGAAAGCTTGGGCTGCTATAGGAATAATATTTGTAATATTAGGTGGCGTATTTGCCTCGATGATGGCTATAAGAGGTGTTAAAGCTGGAAGTATAGCTGGAGTTGCAGCAATATTACTTGAATTGGCTCTTGTATTACCTGTTCTTATGAATTATGATCCAATGAAGGTACTATCAAGCGCTACAGGAATGTTGCTTGTAATATATGCTATAAGTTTCATGCTTAAAGCAATGGGAGAAGCAAAAGTAGATATTGCAAAAGGAATAGGATTTTCTATACTTCTTTTTACACTTCTTTTAATGCTATCTTCTGCTTTTATGATTCTTGCAAATATGGATTCGGCATCTGTTCTTTCATCAGGTTTAGCAATAGCAGCTACTTTAGCAGCATTCGGTGTAGCACTTAAATTTGCAAGTGGATTTAAGTTTAAACCAGGTATATTCCGTACCATTGTTGCAATGCTCGGCGCTATAATACCGTTCTTGCTGCTTTTGACCGCAGTTAAAGACTTTGATCCTGTTAAGTTTTCAGTTCTTGGAACAGTTCTTTCGGTTTTAGCAGTATCAATAGGCGGAGCAATCAGACTTATGAAAGGCGTCATATCTGCCGGAGCTCAAACTATTTTTGCATCGTTTATAGGAATAGCTATAGCATTATCGGTGCTTATGGCAGCTCTTGTCCTTTCAGCAAATGGCATAACAACTGACATATCAACGATAGCCGGATTTGCTGCAGCTTTGATGTTGTTACTTCCTACTATAGCAGCTATGGCTGCAATATCGATTGCACTTAGTCGTTTTAAAGCAACGTTTGCAAGTGTTGGTGTTTTAGCTATAATAGCAGGAATTTTAGCTGGTTTAATAACTGTATTTTCGGTTATTGCTAGGTTTTCAGATGTTAACGCTACTGTAAGTTTGATAGAAGGTCTTCAGTGGGGATTATTAAGATTATCAGCGTTCATGACTGTACTTGCTGGTTTTGCAATTGCTTTAGGATTTTTGTTCATGACTCCTTTAGGAATTGCTGACTTTGCATTAGGTCTTCTTGCAGTCGGTTCAATGCTGGCTACTATATCTGTATTCATAGGCATGATAGCAGCTTCAGCTACACTTGGAGATGCTAATTCAACAGTATATTTATTAGAGAATTTAGGAACAATCCTTGATTCTATGGTTCCTTTCCTGCTTAAGATGGCCGGAATGTGTGCTTTATTCGGATTAGTTTCACCTTTAGTTTTAGGTGGGGCTATTGGAATGGGTGCTATTCTTACTGTAATAGCAGGATTTGCTGGAATGATTGCTGCTATAGCACTAATAGGCAATCCCGAAGAAACTGTAGATCTTTTAAGAGGATTGATATTTGCGATGGACAACTTTAATGACTTTTTAGGTCATTTTATGCTTGTCCTTACATTATTAGGTTCCGTTGCTCCAGTAGCATTTTTAGGAGCTATGGTTCTCAATACTATATTTGCTATACTTACTAATTTCACAGCATCAATAGCTGTTATAGGAACTGTTGGAAACACCAGTGACACACTAACAGTGATGACAATGCTTGTCGATTCTCTTAGAGAATTGGTTAATGTATTTATGATAGTAATGGTGCTCGGTGCTATGGGTGCCGCTGTTCTTACAGGAATGATATTAATATCTGAGAGTATGTCTCTGCTTTTAGGTCTTTCATTCATGATTGGGCAGATTGGTTCTATAAGAAAGCCGATAATTACAGGAATAAATACTATACTATTTACCGCTGTTGCTATGCTCGAAGCTACAAGAGCAATGGGCGATATAGAATTAGGTTCAATACTTAACTTTATATTTGCTATGAGTTTAATTGCTCTTACACCAATAAATGGTGTAGCAAAGTTTTCTCAGATTGGCACCATGCTGCTAATGATGGGCATGTCTAGTGTTTATATTCTTAAAGGAACACAGACTGCTATAAGCATGATCGAAGGTTTGAGAAGGGCTTCATATCTAATAAGAGACATAGTTAGAATTGATTCAAAGAAATTAGTAAATCTTAGTCGTGATATTTTATCGACATCAACTACGATCAATGCTATTTATGCTAGCATAGGCGGTTGGGTTGGTCATAGTATAGCAGAAGGTGTTTTAAGTGGTGGAAGTCTTGGTGCAGTTGTCGAAGCAGGTGTTATTCTTGCTCATGCGTTGGAAGAGAGCATCAGAGATACAGCTCATATACATTCATACAGCCCTTTATATGGTGAAATAGGTGGATGGTCTTCTAGAAGTATGGGAATAGGAGTTCTTTCCGAATCAGGATTCCTGATGAATTCTGGAAGCGATATGATGGGTAATTTCGGCTCATTAATGGGTAACTTGTCGACCGTTTACGGTACAGACTCTGGCGCTCAGTATGTAGAGAGCTTCTCTGAGACATTGTTTTCTGGATTACAGTATGTTGTTCAAGGCTGGGGTGATTTATTCACTTATGCTGGTCAATCTGGAGCGCTTGGTGGCTTTGGGCACATGATTTTTGATGATAAAGAAATCAAAGCTCTTACCAACAATAATAACAACTATGCTGCCTCTGTAGATGCCGTAAATAATGCAAACACAAGACTTATTAATCAGAATGGTACGAGACCTTACTTTAGTCCTAACTTAGTTAAAGAGGTTTCAGAAGATGAGTATATCGATTATTTAATGAATGAAGCCATGCCTGACTTTGGCGATTTGTCAAGCTGGTTTGAAGGACTTAAAGAGTCATTTAATTTAGGTTCTATTACTGAAGGACTTGAGGACTTTGGTGGAGCTATAGAAGATGTTGGAGATGTTTCCGGTTCAGCTTCAAGTAAGATTTCAGATCTTCAAAGGAAGATCGATAATCTTATGGAAGATTATGAGAATCGAATGGAAACTGCTAAAGAAAGAGCAAGCAAAGACTTGTTTAAGAATGTCGACGAACAGGGAGAGGATTTCCTCGAAAAGATTCAAGACATAATGAAGCAGTACAATAACATTTACAAGTCTGCTGTAGAAGAAACTAATAACCAGGATTTGTTCGCTGAAGTAAAAGAGAATGATGAATCGTTTGCTCCTGAAACATTATTAAAGAATCTCGAAAATCAGGTAGATCAGGTTAACGAGCTCAACACGATTGTTCTATCACTTAGCCAGAGAGTTGGCGACGAAAATCTTAGACAAGCAATTTCTAATATGGACGTCGATCAATTACCTCAGCTTAGAGCTCTTTATAGAATGTCGTCGAGCGAATTAGCTAATTACGAGAAACTTTATCAGGAAAAAGTCGCAGCTAATCAAGAGAAAATTCAAAATAAGTTAAGTGGAGAGATTTCTCAGATAACCGGAAAGTATACAAACATAGCATCGTTCGTTGCTACAGATGCGTCTACTCAGTTATTAGAGCATAATCTTCAGACTCAGATAGATAAGCTTAACGAATACAATGAAACAGTATCGTCTTTGATGGTTCGTATTAAGGATGTTAATCTCAGAGAGGCAATTTCCAACATGGGAGTTGAATCTGTAGAGGAACTTAAGATTCTTAATGCTATGACAGATGAACAGCTTGATAATTATGTATCTTTGTATAATGTGAAGATGCAGGGAGAGCTTAAGAATGTCACAAACGAACTTTCTGGTCAATTAGGTTCTCTTTTAGGCGAAGCTATTGATATTGAGGAATTTTATCAGGCTTATAAGCTTAAGATGGGCGATTTGTCAGAAATGGTTAGTTCAGATGATTCTGGAACTAAGAACGTTGGCAGATCAGCAGGTCGTACTATTGGAACGGGAATGAGCGAAGGAATAAGTGAAACATATAGCTCGGAGAACGCATATCAGACAGGTAAAGACTATACTATGTCTGTAGCTAAAGGTATGTCTGATCCTGAAGTAATTACGTTCCTTGAAACAACTGCTGATGGAATTATTAACATGATTATTGAGCCTCTTCAGGAAGCTCATGAAGATTACAAAGCTGGCGGAATAGAAGTAGTAACAGCACTTCTGTCCGGAATAAATGAAGCAAAAGATGAAGGTTTTGATGAGGTTATTGATGGCATAACATCTAGAATACTTGAAACATTTGCTGAATGTGACGACGATTATAGAGAGAGTGGACATGCTTTAATAAATGCTTTCTGTCAGGGAATAGAAGAAGGTATGAGTTATGAGCAGGGGTTCGAAGGAACCATAGATTCGATAATAAATACTATCATAGCTACTTTCGAAGAAAGCTATGAAGCAGATTTCCCTCAAATCGGTCACAATGTACTTCATTATGTAAGTGAAGGAATAGAAGAGGCAAAAGATCAAGGATTTGAAGAAACAATCGACGACATAGTTAACATAATTATTCAGACTTTATCTATTGAAGATACTTATGAAGACTATTTCGAATGCGGTCATACAATAGTTCACAAACTTTGTGAAGGTATAGATGACGCTAAAGATTGGAGCTTCACTAGTTGCATAGAAGACATCGTAACTAGAATTAAAACAGCTATAACTAATAAGAATGATGTTATTGTTGCAGTTGGTGAGTTTATTTCGTTTGGTTTGGCTAGAGGAATGAATTCAGAAAGAGCACTTCATTCTGTAGAAACTTCTGCTGCCGCCGTTGCTAGTAAAGCAATAGGAAAAGCTAAAGAGGTTCTTGATTCGCATTCACCCTCAAGAGTATTTATTGAGATTGGTCGTTTCATAGATGAAGGTCTCGCAATAGGCTTAAGGCAGTATTCTGGTCTTGCTGAAGATGCTTCTACTGATGTTGCTGAGACTTCTATTTCAGCTGTTCAGGAAGCAATAAATCAGCTTTCAGGCATGCTTGACGGATCAATCGATGTTAACCCTGTAATCACACCAACACTTGATCTGAGCGAAGTAAATGCTAGATCTCAAGCTCTTGCTGGCATGTTCAGTAATCGTCAGATTGCAGTTCAGGCTCGAGCAGATGAGCAGCAGACAGAGATGATGAATCAGCTTGGAAATATTCTTGCTGAGCAGAACTCCGAACCCAGAAGCATTACATTCAATCAGACTAACAATAGCCCTAAAGCATTGTCAAGAACTGAAATCTATCGTCAGACACGAAACGGTTTCTCACAACTTGCCAATGCTATTTCCTAACTACTGTACCTCTTTTCAGCCTCTCAGGGCGTCACAACTCTGAGAGGTAATCTTTAAAAACTATGGTAAAGGAGAAAATTCAAAATGATTGAAAGCATCACTGTTTATCAGAAGTTAGACAAGTCAGACGCCTTTACTATGGTGTTAAATGACCCGCATAATGTTACTGATCATTCTGGTTTTGTTATAGAAAACATAGACGGTCTTGGTCCAGTCGATGCCAATATTAATATGACAGAAATGGCAATAGACGGAGATAACTTTAATTCCGCTAGAATAGGTAAAAGGAATATAGTATTTGATCTCGTTTATTATGGTGAATACGGAAATGATATTCAGGGAGTAAGACGAAGATCATACAGCCTGTTTCCAACTAAAAAGAGAGTCTTTATAGAAGTAGCAACAGATGATCGAACAGTTTGGACGGTAGGTAATGTAGAAAAGAACGAACCGGATATTTTTAGTAAAGACTGTAAGAGTCAAGTGAGCATACTTTGTGGAGATCCTAAATGGTATGATAGTGATGGTGCCGAAACTACAACGTTTACACAAGTCGAGACTACAGATCCCCCGTTTTATTATGGGGAAATTAATTATGGATACGATTCCGTAGAAGTAGGAGGAATACTAACAATTACTTTTGGATCCGACATAACTGGTGATAGTGATCCTATACTTAGAGTATCTTGTGTGAATGCAACTTTCGATATTTATGCTCCTGAAAATGGATTTAAAAATGGAGATACATTAGCCATTTCCAGTATACAAGGTAATAAATATTGCATTTGGAAAGATGAAACTGAAGCCGAAATCAATGCTCTTCATTTATTAAGTAAAGATCCTGATTGGATTGCAGTAGAACCAGGCGGTTGTGACATAATGGTTACAGGATCGACTAATGCTATAGAAAGCGTTGTGTTCGAGAACCCAATATGCTATGAAGGAGTTTAATCATGATTAACATTTCTGTTTTAGATTCCGATCAGAAGTGCATTGCTGTTCTCGACAAGTATAAGTCGTTCATATGGACTGACCGATACGATGAAGCTGGAGAGTTTGAACTTTGTATACCGATTAATGCTAAATATGCCCAGAGTATAAAGGAAGACATGTTTCTGACTATTCCGACATCAAACCGAATGATGGTTGTTGAAACCATTAAGATCGAGGCAGATGTTGAAGAGGGTAATTATTTCGTTATAAGTGGTAGATCAATAGAGTCCATTCTCGATAGAAGAATAGTATGGAAACAGACCAATGTTAATGGTTCAGTTCAGAATGCACTTCATTTACTTATCAATGATGCAATAATCAATCCCGTGGACAGTAGAAGACGAATCAACAATTTCATTTTTTATGTATCAGATGATCCTGCAGTTACTTCTGTAGCCTATTCTGACGTCGCACAGTACAAAGGTGACAGTATTTATGACGTTGTAAAAAAGGTTTGTCAATCTTTTCACATAGGATTCAAAATGGTTGTAATTGACGGTCAATTCGTGTTCGGTTTGTTTGCCGGAGTTGATAGATCTTACAGCCAAAATTCTATATCATATGTTGTATTTAGTCCTAAAAGTGACAATCTTATGAATAGTAGTTATCTCAGGTCAATTAAGAACTACAAGAATGTTCTTAGAGTGGTTGGCGAAGGAGAAGGAGCTACTAAAACAGAAATAACCCAGTACATTGAGTTCGACTACGATAAAGCAAGTGAGATGACAGGTCTTGCAAGACGTGAAGCATATGTCGATTGCTCAAATGTGTCGTCAATACTTAATGGTAACGTCACAATGGACGTAGAACAGTATTCTAACACCCTTGTTCAGAAGGGTAATGAGAAGATGGTTGACTATGTTCCTGAAACAGCATTTGATGGCGAAATAGATGCTACCAACATGTATACGTATGGCTCTGATTATGACGTTGGGGATATTTGTGAGATAAGGAATGAATACGGAATGAGTGACCGGGTTAGAGTTACTGAAGTAGTTCAGACCTGGGAAGCAGATGGCTACACTTGTATTCCGACTCTTGAAAGCATGTCTAAAGAAGAGTTAGACTATGCTAGCAAAGATAAAGAAAAGACAACAATTGTTGAAACAGTTGAGACGACATCAATTAAGATTGAGACTGCTGGATTAGCTATTAAGTGGACCGATTCTTATGGTTCATCTGAAGACGCTTCAATTACTTACTTAACACATTCAGATGTTAAGATGACGACTCAGTTGATGCGTATTAAGTATTATAGTAGTATTGACCAGTGGCAGATTACAATTCTTAAAGACAATACAAGTGTTAAGAATAATATTGATGGAACTACAGTTGTTTATAATCGCATGAGGACTATTAATTGGACTTACGATGAATTAGTTAACTATGAGGTAAGTTATACAAATTAAGTAAAGGAGATGCCGTGAGTAATACTGAAAGAAAATATGAATACCACGATGACGGCATATTGCCGGAAAGCGGTGATTACAAAATAACTTATCTTACCGTATTTTCATCAGGGGCAGGTAATGTTTATGACGGATGGATTTGGGATCCTGACAGGAAGAATCACTCAGAGACTGAAAGAACTTTTGGTTACAGGAATCCCGACTATCCTGATTATTGTTGGGATGATGAGGTTGTCGTTGACTTAAGTAATGCCCAGAATAGGCAGGAAAGTTCAGAGTTTGAGCAGGGAAGAATAACATCTTTCAATACAAATGTCAGCGATCAACCCATCATTCTGCAAGATATAGACCCCACTGGTCTCACAGAAAAACAGCGTGAAGCGAAAGCCACAACCGTTCTCTTTAGTGCAATACCTCTGATTAAAGATGCGTATATTCATGCTGAAGTTGAAGTGGCTATGAAGATGAATCTCAGTTCGAGTAACACAACAGGCCGAATGAGACTTGAAGCGTTTTATATTTTAAATGATTCATCTGATAGAACTATGAGGCCTCATCCGATTAACCATTATTCGGTTGCTACAGAGAATGAATGGAATTTATTAAGGCTTCTGTATTGGAATCCGGCGCTAAAGCATGAGGACATGAATTATATTGGTGTCAAACTTCTTTGTAGTGGCGGCACCGCTGAGATAGGTATAAGCGATAATCCCGAATACGGTGATGCTATAATTACTTTGACAAGTGCTGGACTTGTTGGAGACCATATAGATGAGAAGAGAACACCTGTGTCTCTGGATATTTTTGGTAGGGAAGAGGTATTTATAGGTTATGAAATAGATGCAGACGATTATACCGTATTATGTGAATACGATGATGGCTCAATATTTGAAGTAACCAGATTGTGTGATTTCACTCCAGAGATAGGCAGTGAGATAGAGCTTCCTATTACTACTTTAACAGCTAATTATGAAGGTCTTAGTGCTTCAATGGAGCTTATTGCAGCATCAGTTGATCACATAGAAGTAACTGGATTGGATTATTTCGCTGGAGAAAGTTTACTTCTTGATGCCAACAACTATAAAGTATATGCTTATTATACAGACGACAGAGTTGTAGAAGTAACAGACGAATGCTCGTTTAGTCCACAGATGGGAAGTTACATCTGGGGCACAACAACATTAAATGCTTATTATACACCTTCATTCATGCCGGGAAGAACATTCACCGGCAGTCTTGTAATTTCTAAGGTAAGTGTTGTAAGTCAGCAAGGAACTGACATAATATATACCTTGTACGACAATGGATTGGGTGTTATAAGTGGATCTGTTAATGATAGTTGGCATATAACTAATGAAGAGTTCTATAATGCTGATCCGAATTATCCCGGTGATATGGTTTATAGAGCAACTGTTGTCGGTAGAGGCAACCATGATAGCTCAGATAAGACTCTAAGTTGGACTCCAGGAAGTAATAGCGTTACCGGTAATCCTAATTATTACTTCGATGTTAGGATTCCGGAAATATTTCAAAATGCCACGAAAATACGCTATGAATTAACCGGAAAACCTTTAGGATTAACTTCATGTCATGCAAGCAATGCTACAACAAATGGCTATCCTTGGAATGCAGAAGCAATCGGATTCGAGAATATGGATACGTCAAAGATCGTCTCCATGAGAAATGCGTTTAGAATTAGCAATAATAATTATACGGCTCATGGAAGAAACTCTATAGACCTATCATTCTTGAATGGAAAAGAATTCCCTAATCTTAAAGACTTGTATGGAACATTCGAGTATAATGAGTTAAATGGATTAGAGAATTTAGATGTCTCTAATGTTGTGAACTTTAATAGAACTTTCCATATAGCTCTGTTTAACAATGCCGATCTGTTTGACAATATTGACACATCGAATGCAATGTATTGCTATCGTGCATTAGGCGGTATTGAAGGATTTACGAATTTAGATTTCATGTCCAATTTCAATTTTTCAAATGTCGTCGATGCAGAGTATATGTTTGCTGGATGTCAAATTTCAAATATTGATGGTATTAGAAGTCTTGATACGAGCAGTCTTACAAATTGTCGAGGTATGTTCTCCGGAAATCGTGTTATCACATCTATACATAACACCATAGGACAGTGGGATTCGTCAAGTATAACGGATTCGAGAGAAATGTTTGCTACTTGTACAGCACTTGTAAATCTGGGTGCTAATAACGATTTCTTCTTGAATATGGCAAACGGGGCGTTAATAAATGGCATGTTTAAAGACGATACAGCACTTACTTCTGTAGCAGGCATTTCAATTGGACTGAACATTGCAAACGTAGCTCAATTATTCTCCGGATGTACGAGTCTTACAGATTTGGCTGGAGCAGAACTTTGGCAGATGGGTAATAAAGGATACCTGTCTCAGATGTTCTATAATTGCCCTATCAGTGCTGATTCAGTCCAGTACCTCGCAAGCTGGGATGTGTCAAATGTTGCTGCGTTCTATCAATTCATGAACGATACTTCCAATATAAGAATCCCTTCAAGAGAACCAAATTATCAGCATACTTACGAGTATCCGGCATTAGAGTATCTTAACAATTGGAATGTACGAAGAAGCAGAGGTTTGACGATGAACGATCAATTAGCTTTCGGAAGAGAATACTATTCAAGTTCCCGTTATGTATTACCGAACGTTGTTGAGTATAGCACTTCTTCCCATAGCTATAAGACAGTTCCTACTTGGTATAGAGATTCTTCAACTTAAAGGAGAAAATTCAAAATGGAAGATAGTATACTCATTTCTGTAAAGAAATATTTAGGTATAGCCGATGAAGATCACGGATTTGATACCGATATTTTAATGTCTATCAATTCAGTATTTGGTATACTTACTCAGCTGGGTGTAGGTCCTAAAGAGGGGTATACTATCTCGGATGAGTCTGCCAAATGGTCTGACTATCTCCAGGACAATACGTACTTGGAGATGGTTAAGACCTATATGTACTTAAAGGTAAGAATGATATTTGACACCCCCACTTCAGGCTCGATGAACTCCGCCCACGAACAATTGATTCAGGAGCTGGAGTGGAGGATCAATGTCATGGTAGACCCGGGATTTGAGGAGGTGCCTGATGATTGAATATGATGGTACATTTAAAACTATGCAAGATGTAGTTAGTCAAGCAAACGAATATGAAACTTCTATTCCGGATATAGTGACCGCTTTGGAAGGCATAGCTGATGCTATAACGAATAAAGAAGAAAGTATAATACCCGATCCGCCTACAACTGATGGAACTTACACTCTTCAGTGTACAGTAACCAACGGTGTGGCAACTTATGCTTGGGTATAAAAAGGAGGATATTTATGGCTAGTAGAATTGAGTTCGCGACCATAGGCCAGGTCGATATGAGTAAATACTCAAAAAACCAGGTATTTAGTGCTCAGACAGCAGGTCTCGACCTTGGAGCAAACATGCCTGAAGGTGGTGGAAACACTCCAGCAGGAGCTTCAATCACAAATGTAACACATAATCCTCTGTCTCTTGGAGGAGTAAATACTGTAGTAACCGTAGAGAAAGAGGAGGGTTAAACCATGTTAACAGCTAACGGAAAAGCAATTTGTAAGATTACTAACGGAATATCCAGACCGAATTATACTTATTTGATACCTGATGAAGGAGACGTTCAGATATTTTTTAATAGTGGTGGTAATGTTCAGTATTTTAATGAATTACTTGCTGGCATGCACATCGTTGTAGGAAGTGGAAACACAGCACCTGCTTCTTCAGATAAGGCTATGGAGAGTGAAGTTACAGATCTTACTGTCATATCAACTACCGGAACAAATGACAATGGCAACGCATCTTATGAACAGGATTACATTGCCATATTCTCCAGAACATATAGAAATGACACGGAGTCTGATGTTGTAATTTCAGAAGTAGGTATCCAGCATTATGGACATGCTTCTAATACTTCACCTCTTGCTAATTTCCTCCTTGCTCGTGACGTGATCTCTCCTGTTACTATTAAGCCCGGAGAAGCTTATACTTTCACTATGTATATAGGATAAGACAATGTTTATCAAATTCAACCCCAATCCTGCACATAACCGTGTAGGAGATTGCGTAATTCGAGCTATTTCCAAAGTTATGAACCAGGATTGGGATGTTTCCTACATGGGTGTGGTGTTACAAGGCTATATAGACAAAGATATGCCATCTTCAAACGATGTTTGGGGCGGATATTTATACTCTAAAGGCTTTAGAAAGTACACCATACCTAACACTTGTCCTCGTTGCTATACAGTTAGAGATTTCTGTATGGACAATCCTGTCGGGACGTTTCTGCTTGCCACAGGTAGTCATGTAATTGCTGTAGTTGATGGTGATTACTATGACACCTGGGACAGCGGAGATGAAGTGCCTATTTATTATTGGAGAAAGGAGAAATAAATGGCATACCCTAATTTTTATTCAGCACCTAATAACTTTCAAACACCCCAGCCTCAGTATCAGCCGCCTGTAGCTCAGTCAAATATTATCTGGGTTCAGGGCGAATCTGGCGGTAAGGCTTTTCCTCAGGGAGTTAACTGTAATACGATTCTTCTCGATTCTGAAGGAGATTTCTTTTACATCAAATCAACAGACATGAGCGGGATGCCCAGGCTGAGAAAGTTCGCATACAAAGAAGTTACTAATGAGCAGGAAAATGCTCCATCTGTCCAGCAGTCTCAGACAGAATATATCACTCGCAAAGAGTTTGAGAAGTTCAAGTCTGAGTACAGACCGCACTATAATAAGAACTACAAGAAGGAGGGTAGAGTAAATGAATAGTTTATACCAGTCTATGCAGCAGAATTCGATGCAGAACCAGTATAACCAGTTTACTCAGAACCCCCTTCAGTTTATTATGCAGAAAAGAGGAATCGATATTCCTCAGACTTTTCAAAATGACCCTCGTGGAGCTATTCAGTACATGTTGAACAATGGCCAGATGTCTCAGGCACAGTTCAACAGACTGTCTCAGATGGCTCAGATGATGGGGATTAGACTAACATAAGGAGGTAATCTATGTATAGAGGCACTACCCCAACTTTATATTTGGAGTTGGATACAGATTTATCTCTTGCTAATTTGACTGAGCTCTGGGTCACGTTTAAAACCACTACTGTCACATTAACGAAGACATTAGAAGAGGTTTCTTTAGATCCAGAAACAAAGACAATAATTGTCCAACTTTCTCAAGAAGAAACTCTTAAGACTTATAATGGTAATTGTGAAGTTCAAGTCAGATTTAAAACCGAAACTGGTTTAGCTTACGCATCTACTATAGAAAACATAGATGTTGAAAGGATACTGAAGGAAGGGGTGATCTGATATGTTCCCTTTGGAAATACATATACCTCTTACTGTTAAAGAAGAGAAACATATAAAACTTACTGTTAAAGATAGTGGAGGAAGTCAGTATCCTTATTACATTGGAGAGACTGTCATCACTCCAAAAGTTAGAGAAGAAACAGAACTTGAAACTAAGAATAAGATTCTTCTCGAAAATATTATAGTTGAAGAAATCCCGTACTATGAAACCAGTAACATAAAAGGTACCACATTTATCGTTGGAGGAAATTAACATGGCCATAAATAAAGTAGTGTTCGGAAATCAGACACTTATAGATCTTACCGCAGATACAATTACTCCTGCCGATTTGCAGAGTGGTGTAACTGCCCATGATGCATCTGGTACTGCTATAACCGGTATAAGTACCAAAGATAGTGATACATCTGATGCGACAGTTCTTGTTGGCGAGATGCTTACTGATAGAACCGCTTATGCCAGAGGAACAAAACTGACAGGTACTATGCCTAACAACGGATCAATCGACGTTGATATTACAACGAAAGCTCAGGTTGTATCAGTTCCTCAGGGTTATCATGACGGTTCAGGAACGGTTCAGATTGATTCTACTGAACAGGCTAAGATTATTGCTAATAATATTAAAGATGGTGTTGAAATTCTCGGTGTAACAGGTACTTATACTGGTGAAGGAGTTACAGCACAGTCGAAAAATGCAACACCGTATACTACAGCACAGACGATATTACCCGATTCAGGATATGACTATCTGTCTCAGGTTAATGTAGAAGCGATTTCATATGTCGAGACCGATAATTCAGCAGGAGGAAAAACCGCTACAATAGGCCAGGTTGCTCCTACACCGTAATTTATATTTTAGGAGGAATAGATTATGGCCATAAATAAAGTGGTTTATGGGAACGATACACTAATCGATTTAACCAATGATACAGCAACAGAAGATGATGTATTAGAGGGAGTAACTTTTCACGATAAAAGTGGTTCCTTAAGAAGCGGAAGTTTAAAACCTGTTCTTGATGTAGAAGTCGATGGTAATTCTATTGTTGATCAAGATGGAGTGGCTAATATAACTTCCGATAATCTATCGGTAATAGCAAAAGACCTCACCGAGAACAAAACGGCAAACGTGACGGACGGAGTTGCAGACTTTGAAACGATAGACGGCTCACTCGTGAAGTCGCTCATTGTTGAGATTGAGCCGAGCCAAAGCGGTTCGGGAACACCCTCACCCTCAAACATTAGACCGATAAGCGGATATACACAGGAAGATTTGACGGTTGTTGGGAAGAATAGATTACCTTTAGTTTTTGCTGATATTAAGTCTCTTAATACAAGTGGAACGTGGTCAGGGAATGTTTATACCTTCAATGGTATAACGTTTACTATTCACACAGATAATAGTGAAAATATAACAAGCATAAGTATAAGCGGAACAGCAACCACAGGTGTGTCATTGCTGATTAAGGATTTTACCGAATATCTCTTTTCAGAGAATAGTTATATATTAAATGATTCGGTAAATGCGTCTGCTATAAGCAAGGGCTCTTGCTATGTGTCGGTTGAACGTAAAAAAGGTGCGAGTGGAAATGTAAATTATCCAGCAAATACAAACAACGCATCAAGAAGGGGAGCATTTACAGTTGATTATTCACAGTATGACAGATATAGAGTTCTTATCTATATGCCTGTAAATACAGTTGTGAACAATGCTGTATTTTATCCCATGGTGCGTCTTTCGACAGAATCAGATTCCACCTTTGAACCCTATCACGGCAAGACCTACACCACCCCCTTCAATCAGACCATCTACGGGGGAACTTTAGATGTGCTGACAGGGGAGTTGACGATTGATAAGTGGTATGTGCAGATAACGGCTCAAAACGTAACCTTTAACAGCACCAATAACAGAGGACTTATCAGAACTAACCTTGTCAGTATACCCTACGCAATTTCAAGTCCTAACACGGTGAACTGTATTTGTGACAAATTCGAGAGCATATCGCAGACAGAGGGAGTTGTAACGGGCAACGTTGGAGTATATGCACACGGTCAGATTATTGCTATTTGTGGATATAAAACCTCTTTAGAGGATTATCAGAGTTGGCTTACCGACAACCCAGTAACCATTGTTTATGAGATTGACACACCTCAAACCATCCAACTCACCCCTCAAAAAGTTAAATCACTTGTTGGGGAGAACCATATAATGGCGAGTACGGGGGATGTTCTTGAGTGCAAGTATTCGATGTTGATTAATGGCGATGACTTGGAAATGCTGTTATCATCTATTTCTTAATCTTTTTAACGATACTTAATCTTGTGCGCGCGAGCAAGATTTAGTATAAAGTAACCTATTAACAATTTATATTTTTATGAAGGAGGACATTAATATGTCTTTAACCGAAAATGGTAACGGAATGGTTATGCCCGTTGGTCCTATGTATGGCAACGGCGGTTTCGGAAATGGTTTTGGTGGTGACGGTTGGTGGGTTATCCTGTTCCTGTTTGCTCTTATGGGTAATAACGGATGGGGCGGCTTTGGCGGAGGAAATGGCGGCCAGCTTTATCCTTGGATGAACCAGTCGGATCAGATCAATGGTGGATTCAGAGATCAGATGATCAATGGAAACATCAACTCAATTCGTGATAACCTTAATAACCTTCAGGTTGCTAATATGCAGCAGACTTTTGACCTTTCTTCTCAGTTTGCTAATTGCTGCTGTGAGAATCGTCTCGCTACTGCAAATCTTGGAGCAACTATTGCCAGTGAAGCATGTGCTACAAGAACAGCCGATTACCAGAATACCCAGAGTGTCCTCAATGCAATAAATGGTGGAATCCAGTCTATAAAGGATCAGATTTGTCAGGATAAGATCGATGCTAAGAATGATGAGATTTCTCAGCTTCGTCAGGAGATCCTTTACGCGCGCGGACAGGCTTCCCAAGTTCAGCAGAATGCTACCATCGTAAATGATATTTACAACAGGCTTAATCAGTGCCCTGTAGGAACTGTTCCTGTATATGGCGAGCAGCCTATCTTCACCTGCCCTAACAACAACGGCGACTGCAGATGTAATGGTAATGCTTTTTTCAACTGATCAGGAGGTATTAACGTGGCAGAATATTTAACACCAAGTGATGTGAATGTTGCTCTCAATGGGACAATTCCATTCAGTGTTGTTTCTATCCCTTGCAATACCGGTAATGTTGTACCTCTTGCATCTGGGGTTCTTAATCTGAAGGGTAATACCACTAATAGATTTGCCAGATACAACGTAAGAGTCAAGGCAAATGTTCAGATACCTACTGGTGGAGCTGTCACTCCTATAGCTATAGGTATAACTGTAAACGGATCAATAATTCCTGAAAGTGTTGCAATCATAACGCCAGCAGCCGTAGAAGAGTATCAGTTTATAAACACTGATGCTACTATTACGGTTCCTTGTGGATGTTGTGTTTCTGTATCAGCAGTTTATGTTGATGGAACCGAAGATAATCCGGCTACTACACCTACACCTTCTATCGGAATAAGACGTAATGCGTCAATAACCGTAGAAAGAAAAGCTTAAGGAGGAGTGACAATGAACGCTTTAGATGATCTTAAACTCGTTCTCGAGAACGAAATTAAAAAAGTCACGGCTAAAGGTGAAGTCTCTCCTACTGAAATCAAGCCTCTTGGTGAGGTTGTTGATATTTTAAAGGATATAGAGACCATCTGCGCCATGAAAGAGTACGGAAACGACGACTCTTCATATGCTATGTCTAATCGTGGATATTCTTCAATGAGATACTCAAGTCGTCCTGAATGGGACAACAGAGGCATGTACTACGATGATGGCAACTCTTACAAGAGAGACAGCATGGGAAGATACAGTCGTGACAATTACAGCGGGCATAGCGAGAAAGACGAAATGATATTCAAGCTTGAGCAGATGATGAACTCTGCAAAGACTGAAAAGGATCGCATGATGTACATCGACGCTATTGAAGCACTTAAACGTAATTGATACTGTCCTATTCTAAACTCATAACCCTTCCTACCTTCCAAGAACGTTATAGATATTTGAAACAATCGGGAACCGTTGCTGAGGAAACTTTCGGCGGACACCGATATTTGAATCAAGCATATTACCGCTCTCCTGAATGGAAACAAGTACGTAACCGCGTTATCATCCGCGATAAAGGATGTGATTTAGGTATGGAAGGGTTTGAGATAAATGACCGGATCTACATCCATCATATCAACCCCATCACTGAGGAAGATATTTTGGATCGTAGTCCGGCATTGTTTGACATGGACAACCTGATCTGTGTAAGCTTCAACACTCATCAGGCTATACATTACGGCGATGAAAGCATGCTACCGATTAATTATTTCGCAGAACGCCAGCCCGGCGATACAAAATTATGGTAATAGGATACTAGAGGTAAAAATATGTTATCAAATACTGCAACACCGTATTATTACGGATTATTCCGGGATGCAGTATTAAGAGGAGAAATACCTGTAAACAGGGAAATCTCTTTGGAAATGAACCGTATAGATAATCTCATACGCAACCCGGATTATTATTACGACGATAGAGCAGTTGAAGGATGGATTGCCTTTTGCGAAAACGAATTGACACTAACTGATGGATCAGATATGCATATGCTTGACTCATTTAAATTATGGGGCGAGCAAGTATTCGGATGGTGGGAATTCATAGAAAAGTCAACATATGATCCAGAAATTGGACGATATGTTTCAAGACTAGCGAAGAAACGTCTTATAAATAAACAGTATCTCATAGTTGGTCGAGGTGCTGCTAAGTCATTATACGACACTTCGATTCATGGATATTTTTTAAATGTTGACACTACAGCGACTCATCAGATAACAACAGCACCTACTCTTCAGTTGGCTGATGAGGTATTAAGTCCATTAAGAACTGCTATTACAAGAGCTAAAGGACCATTATTTGCTTTCTTAACGGAAGGATCTTTACAGAATACAACCGGTAGTAGAGCAAATAGACAAAAATTAGCAGCAACAAAGAAAGGAATAGAGAATTTCCTTACTGGTTCATTGCTCGAAGTTAGACCTATGTCTATAGACAAACTTCAGTCAATGAGATGTAAGATTGCTACTATTGATGAGTGGCTATCTTCTGATGTAAGGGAAGATGTTATGTCAGCTCTTGAGCAGACTTGTTCGAAGGTTGACGATTGGCTAATAATTTCAACATCATCTGAAGGTACTGTTCGTAATGGTCCTGGAGATGACATAAAGATTGAGTTAAGTAAAATATTAAGAGGAGAATACAACAATCCTCACGTAAGTATATTCTGGTATAAGCTTGATGATTTAGAAGAAGTTGGAATGCCTGAAATGTGGCTCAAAGCAAATCCTAATTTAGGAAAGACTGTAAGCTATGACACATATCAGACTGAAGTAGAAAGAGCTGAAAACGTTCCAAGTACAAGGAATGATATTTTAGCAAAGAGATTTGGAATACCTATGGAAGGATTCACATACTTCTTCACGTATGATGAGACGGAGCCTCAACGACTTTACAATCTTAAAGGTATGGCTTGTTCTATGGGCGCAGACTTATCACAGGGAGACGACTTCTGTTCATTTAGTTTCTTGTTCCCGCTTCCCGGAGGAGCATTTGGAATAAAGACCAGGAATTATATTTCAAGTAGAACATTAGATAAGTTACCTCAAGCCATGAGAAACAAGTATGAAGAGTTTATAGCAGAAGGTTCATTAATTGTTCTAGATGGCGTTATACTGGATTTAATGGTCGTTTATGACGAGCTTGATGACTTTATAACTAAGATGGAATATGATATAAGATGCTTTGGATATGATCCATATAATGCTAAAGAATTTGTTGAGAGATGGGCTTCCGAGAATGGTCCATTCGGAATTGAAAAAGTTATACAGGGAAGTAGAACTGAATCAGTTCCTCTTGGAGAAATTAAGAAATTGGCAGAAGATCGTTTATGGATATTTAATGAGGGAATAATGCAATTTGCAATGGGTAACTGTATAGTTATGGAAGACACAAATGGTAACAGAAAACTCCTTAAGAAACGCTATGAGGCAAAGATTGACCCTGTAGCAAGTTCTATGGACGCTTTCATTGCTTACAAGAACAATCAAGATGCATTCGAATAAGGAGGAATCCTCAAATGGATAAGTGGGATTTGTTTATGACCGTTGTCATTACATTAATCGGTAGTGGTGGTTTTTGGTCAGTCCTACAGATATTTATTAATAACCGAATTGAAAGAAAGTCTGATACTACTAAAATGATACTTGGGTTGGGCCATGATCGAATAATGCAGTTATGTCAGATTTATATTTCAAGAGGTTGGATCACAATGGGCGAATATGAAGATTTGATGAAGTACCTATATAAGCCATATATTAAACTTGGCGGTAATGGATCTGCTGAGAAGATGATGGCAGAAATAGACAAATTACCCGTTCGCCCTGATAAGATGAAAGGAGATAATAATAATGAGTAATAAGTGGTATGACAGACTTAAATGGGTTGCAATTCTTGGACTTCCTGGACTTGCTAGTGCAATAAGAATTATATTTGCACTTTGGGGCCTTCCCTATACTGATGCTATAGCTGGAACCATCGACGCAATAGCTTTTATGCTTGGCACTTGGCTCGGAATATCTCACATCCAGTATAAGAAGAAAGAGGAGGTAAAACCTAATGACAGCGAATGATATTTGCGAAAAAGCAAAGAACCTGGCATCAATGAAAACTCTTTATGTAAAAGGATGCCCTTGCAAAAAACTTAATCGGTCAAATAAACTCAGGTACGCTAACAGCAATACATTCAATAGCAAGCATGCTAAATTTATATTTGCAGCGGATGAAGATACTATGGGAATTGATGAAATACAGATGTTTAATTTCCTGTTCCCGAGCAATCGTTTTACCAATCTCGGTGAGATTATGGATCGTTGCCATGATATTTCTAAGGATTTCGATAGTATCATTCCTGGTGAAGTAGTATTCTTTAGTGATCGAGCAGGTATTTACATTGGAAACGGTGACATAGTTACTTGCTTTGATAGTGGTATTAGTATAACAAAAGCTGTTGGTGTATCTCATGGTAAGATGATGTTTGTTGACTATGTAGACAATGAACTTGTTGATATTGTCGAAAAAGCAACAGAGATGGAAAAAGCTGTTAATTCCATAGTGGAGGAGATCAACAATGAAGAAACCAATGTGGAAGTACGTGATGGCGGAACTGGGAGCGGGGATAGAGTGCACGAGTTGTCATCACAAGCTAAAAGCTATGACCGTGGTAATGGGAGACGTCGCTCTTGATACTTGTCCATTTTGTCAGAAAGAGATGGAACCAATAGAGCAGGAGCTCCTTGATCGTATGAAGGAGGAAGTAAGATGAGTTATAAGGTTGATCCGAATAGAAAGCCGGATAGCCCTCTTGCAAAGTGTGCTATTTGGACTTCTAACTGCACTTTCCCTAGAAATACAAAAAAGAAACCGTCTGAATGGACTATTATACCTCATGTAATTGATGGTAATCCTCCAGCGGAAGGCCAGGCTAGAGCTTTCCAAAATCCAAACAGAGGTGCCTCTGCTCACTACATAATAGATTCTATAGGAACTATTGTGCAGAATGTGCCAGAGTGCTGCAGGGCTTGGACTACGGGAGGCGATCTGAATGTTAATGGACTTACCGGATCAGAAATAGATCATGAAGCTATAACTATGGAGATTGCCAATGTCACACCTAGACCTTACTGTGGCATGACACCTGAAGCTGTCAACAGTCTTGTTATGCTTATGGTTGATATTTGCCAGAGAAATGGAATACCGGCTGTAAAATGGTCTGGTAACAAGTTTCTTGCAGGTACGCCTGAGCAGAATGTAGCAGCTCATAGATGGTTTGCTAAAAAATCATGTCCTGGAGATTTCCTGTATAATAATATGGGTGCCGTATGTGATACAGTTAACATGTATCTTACAAAGGGTCTTCCTACAAATGGATATTTCATTAACGGACTTGACTATAGCGTAGTATTTGACCCTGTTTACTATGCTAACAAGTATGCAGACCTTGAAGATGCTTTTGGCTTTGATGAGTTCATGCTTTGGAAGCATTTCTGTGACTTTGGTATGAATGAATTCAGACAGGGATCAGATAACTTTAATCCCCAGGTATACAAAGACAATAATCCTGATATTTCAAACTCTCCTTATGGTGAGGATGAAAAAGGATACTATGATCACTTCGTACAGTTTGGACAGTACGAAAATAGAATACACAATTAAAAGGAGAAAACAATTATGTCAGCAAGATTTGAAACAAGAACAAATGCAGAAACTGGTAAGGTTGAGTATCTTGAAAGGGGTGTCAATCTTTCAGTTGGCGAGCCTTCAGAACTCTTCAACGACGATCCCATGATCAAGGTATCTGATCTTAAGGCTCTTGTAGCAGAAGCATCGTCTTTTGAAGACTTTGTAGCAGCTATAGAGGCTCTTTGATATTTGCTTAAATCCCTTAATTGGGAAGACTTTTACCTCCTATCCTATATGGCTAAAGGGCGGTGGGAATTTCCTGCCGCTCCGATGCCAAGGATATTTTACCCTTTTCTTTTTCGCAAATTTTTGTTATCCTATTATGAAGGGTAATAGTGCCCTGACAAGAAAGGAGAGAATTATGTATACAGCTATATTATATGTTATAATGATGCTCGCATTAAATATCTACGTGGCAGCACTTGTCGTAATGGATATTATTGAATCCAAAAAGAAGAAGAAATTCACTTGGTTTGACTACGAGTGGACTTTATCAAAAGATGGAGAAATAATAGTACACTGGGACAAATTGAGACACAGTATAGAATGGTACGAGAGAAATAACTATGATATGGAGAGCCTGATTTAAGGCTCTTCTTTTTTTTCTTTTTGCAAATTTTTGTTATCCTATTATGAGGAGACAGAAAGGAGAATTATATGAAATCTATATTTATAGCAGACGTAAAGAATTGTCCGACATACTTAGTAATTCACACAATAGAAAGTATTGAAGAACTTGGGTGCACTTGGACATGGACTAAAGACGGCAATATTAAGTATTGGTTTAAGTAAAACTAATTTTATTGTCTCCTCTTTTCTTTTTGCAAATTTTTGTTGTCCTATTATGGAAAGGAGGTAAATTATATGAGACCAGACGATATTATGTGTATTAGTCTCGTTATAGGATTTATCCTCGGATGGTTTGTAAAGAAACTTGACGTGGATTTATTCCATAACAAGACTGATAACAACAACGAGGACTGATATTTAGTCCTCTTTTCTTTTTCGCAAAATTTTGTTATCCTATTATGAGGAGACAGAAAGGAGAAAATTATGACAGAAAGAAAAGCAACTATATCAGTTAACAATATTGATGAGGTTAAAAGAATTGAAAACATTCTTCACAGAACTTTCAGCGAAGGCAACGATTTATATAAAATCGGAGTAGCTGGAGTATGGAGTAAGTATCAATTATTTATGCAGCAGTATGAACTTAATATGATTATAGAAGAGTTGATGAAATGATTATTAAATTTTATCGTCTCCTCTTTTCTTTTTTCGCAAAATTTTGTTATCCTATTATGAGAAGTAAAACTTGTAAACTTTTTGATAATGAAAGGAGATAAAAAACATGAAGAGATTTTTAACGATAGTTTTAACGGCAATTGTAACAGCGATAGTTTTAACAGTTGTGGCAATCTTTAAGTTTGGTTCTGTAAATGTACAGAACCATACCGATAGGTATGTAACAACATGTAACGATGTAATCGTTGATATGCACGATGAAACCGTCACAGACAGAATTGATTTCAACATAGATGTAAAGCAGGGATTTAACCTGTTTACAAGATAAACTACTTCTCAAAGGTAAAGGAAGCTGAATAAGCTTCTTTTCCTTTTATTTTTCGCAATTATATTTTGCCCCTTTATGAAGAAAAGGGCAGTATAAAAGTACGGCGCAGAGCTTGAAAGGAGGGGAGCTCTTAATGAAAGATGGAAGCTTGTGAAGTGGTTTCCACGGATCAAGAAAAACGTCCAACTCCCTCTCGGTATTAAGATTCCGAGCCTTTTCTTTTTTGCAATTTTTTCATATCCCATTATGAGAAAAGGAACTTGGCACCCATAAGATGCCACACGGAGTGGACACGAGAAACTCTAGGCAGTGCCGCTAGACGGGTAAGGTGAAAATCCCACTACCAAGTATAAGTTGATTCGAAATCAGCCTTTTCTTTTTTGCAAAATTTTCATCTACTTTTATGACGGATATCGTCAGAAAGGAGATAATTATGAATTTTGCAGAAAATTGTATTGAATGCATTAAAGAAGAAGTGAAAGAGGCAGCAAAAGCTAAAAAAGCTGAGGATAGGCTTGACAGTGTACATGTTATACTGGATTATCGTCACGAAGGATTTATATTCTTCGAGGTAGATAATGGTATGCAGGTAGACTATGATAAGCAGGTATTTTTCAGTGAAAAGGAAGCTAGAAAGCTGTTTATGAGATGCTTCTATAGCAATAAAAGATTTGTTGATGCATGCAGATTCATAGCAAAACACAAAGGACGGATATTTTGATTATATAGAACGGGGCAGAAATGTCCTGTTCTATTTTCTTTTTCGAAATTAATTCATATCTTATTATGAACGCGGCAGAAGTGAGTCGAGGGTGAGAGTCCCTCTAGCTGAGATGCTATCACATAGGAAATAAGATTGGGCGACTCCCAACTAGGAAATGAACTAGACAAGACCACGTACTTTTCTTTTTATATTTTGCAAATTATTCATATACTATTACGAGACGGTAACGTCATTCGAAAGGGGATAAAAATGGTAATGAACATGGCAGTAACTATCATAGCAATTATGTCACTTGTGGCGACTATATCATTAGTCATCATGGCAGCAGCTTGCTACCGATTAGTATTCGGTTACAAGAAGCTTATGGATGAAATGATTGATGTCATAACTGAACAATTGGATGGTAAGATTTCTGACATCATCGACGAAACGATCGAAGACGAACTAGAGAACGAGGATGGAGCCCAGTAATGGGCTCTTCCTTTTATATTTTTGAATTTTTTTCACCTTCTATTATAGAAAGGAGGAAACAATTATGAAGAAATTTTTAACGGTATTAGGTTTAATCTTAAAGCTGCTCGGAAAGATATTCATGACAGGTATGTTTACCTGGTGTGCAATAGAAGAAGTACGAGAGCTTACAGATTGGCTAACAACAGAAGACTTTAATTTATCCGACGATTGAGAAATTTTGAGAGGCTTGATATTTAAGCCTCTTGAAATTTTTTCACTTCCTTTAATGGAGGCGGAAAGGAAAATAAATGATCACAGCTATTTGTGAAATGGCTTTCGTAGTATTATTGTTTATTGGATTATACACAATACCAATTATACCAATAATATTAGGAGCCGGGTTTCTAATATGGCTAATCAAACATTAAAAGAAACCGCCAGAAAGATTAGAGAGTTATATTTATAGCTCTCTAATTTTTTCATGTTCTATTATGGAGGCAATAGGGTCTCCATAATAGAAAGGAGAAATAAAATGAAAGATTTTATTACTAAAGGAACTAATGTTTTTGGACGTACGATTAGTGTTGTACTAACCGCAGTGAACTTGATGTTAGCAATCGCGTTAAACATCTTATCTTGTAAGAAGCTTAAGAAAGGCTGGAAAATCGTAGGTGTAATAGCATCTAACGGTTTGGTCAGCGTTATCTCATGGCTTGAATCAAGATATGCAGTTAAGAAAGATTGCGAGAACGAAGGACTGCGTTTTAAACACTATACTTACGTCGACAGAATTAAATGGTTAATGGAAGGAGATGACTATTTAGAGAATTGTTATGAAGATCCCTATGAGGAGTAAACTCTATGTAGAGGACTGGATATTTCTGGTCCTCTAAAGTTTTCGCAAATTTTTCATGTCCCTTAATGGAAGAGCGGATAGATGCTCTTTTAGTTTTTTCAACTATTATATTTTTTTAAAGTCGGTAAAGAGCCGCGGAAAGGAAAGAAATGACTAACAAGGAAAGACTGGTAGAAGTGTTTGGTGAAGAGAGCTATAACAATCTTGTAAAGGCAGCGAAGGAATCTAACGCTGTTGATATTTTTGTTTGGCTTCTTGATGAGTTTCAGGTAAAAACACAGTTGAGTGATGCAGAGATCGAGTATGTCAAGAACGACGAGAAAGTGGTGACTGATATTTTGGCAGAGGAAACCCCTGCAAAGAAGAGCCGTCGTGGTGGATCACGCAAAGGTAGAGGATATGATCTCAAGTGGTATGTTGATGCAGTGTCAGACTTTTATCTTGGAAAAGCTGCAAGCATTGAGTTTACTTTGAAAGACGACAGATCTTCCGGAAAGAAGACAAATACCATGGACGGCTTTAAGAGCAGATGGATTGTGGCCGTTAAAAGCCTTGGACTTGAAGAAGAGGTAATGATTCATAAGTATTATAAAGGAACTTGCAATGAGTGCATTTGTCTTGAGAAACCGAACTTTAAGAACTCAAAGGCAGCTGGCTTTCAGTATATGAGGTGATGATATTATGAGTAAATCAATATGGATTTTTGAAGAAGATCAAGCCAATATAATTGCAGTGGGAAAGAGCGAATTAAAAAATTTCAATCTTTACAGCATAGATGAGATATTTATTCCAAAAAAGAAAGTTATTATAAAACATGCAAGAAAAGATTCAGAGTATTTAATAATTCGTATTCATGGAGACAATACGAAATATTTAGTTAAATCAAATGATGTGAAAAACGATCACATTATTAGCCATGTTGAATATTTTTGGAATGGTGCTAGAAGTATTGAAGCTGAACCATTAACTGACGACACTATTGAAATATGTAAAAATAGAGGAATCAAAGTTTTTACTGCAAGACACTGGTGGCCTGGTAATAGTGTTTATGATAAAATTCACACCATGTATCATGCTTCTTCTAACATGACAGATGAAGAAATATCGGCATATTGTTTAAAAGAAGAGCAAGATACTCAATTGGAATTAGAAAATTTTCGTAGAAAAGAAAAAGAAAGAGGAAGTGTCAATAATCATGCTTTGTTTGTAAAAATTTGATTAAAAAGGAGGTAACAGAATGAAAGTCTTGATCATGATTTACATTCTAATTGGTTTTGTTATTGATGTTATACTTGCTATAGGATTAATCTATTTAAATGAGGGTAAGGTTACACTAGATAAAATAGCTAAGGACTTTAAAAAGAAGCATCTTAACCTTATCTTGGCGTTATTTTTCATAGAAATGCTGTTTATATGGCCATATGTTATGTTCATATATAAACCAAAAAGTGACATGGAGGTATCTGATGAGTGATCTTTACAGAGAGAAAGATGGTCAGCTGTCATTCGTAAAGCCAGTCAAAGAAACCGATAAGCGGAGCTTGTATAAGTATACAGGCCCCGTTTTTCGTTTCGATCAGTGTATTGCCACAGTAACCCTTGAAACCTGGGCCAATACTCCGGCAAAGGCATATAGTAATATGGTCTATCAGGTTAAGCAGAGACTTGGCTATCAGCCTACTGCTCAACTAAGAATAAGCAAAAATTTAATTATTAAGGAGGAATTGAAATATGGGAAGACTTGTTAATGCAGCACTTATCGTAGCAGCTATAGGTATAGCTTACGAGTGTGGAAGAGAAAAAGGAGCACGAGATATGTTCTTTAAGTGGACTGAGGCTGTTCTCACAGTTAAAGCCAACGAGGAGAAGGAGATCGAGAAAGATGAATGATCTTCGTACAGAGGGGTGCGCCAAATGCGGTGTACCTCTCTTTGAAACCATAGATGGCAGTAATTATAGAAAGATATTTCGTTCGTTTGCCACTAAAAGTGTTAATGATGTTGAGTTGCATTTCTGCATTGATTGCTATAAACAGTTGAATAATAAGTTTGAAGAGGAGAAACAGGATGAAATGGTGTGACAAGTTTGGTTATCCACAATTAAAAGAAGAAGTTATTAAGCGCGATCCCCAGGCAATTAAAGAAATTCTAGAACTACGTTCTCAGGATCTTGGTATGCATACTATTGCTAAGACCTTAATTGATAGGCATGTCAGTTATAGAATACCTGAGGGTGATAAAAGGATAGATGATCTGGCTTTCAGTGAAGGCGGAATTTATGATATTTTATTACCCAAGCCTAAAGACGGATACGACCTCGATGGTTTGAGGAATCTTGCTACTTCTGTTATTGGATGTGCAGTGGAGGATTATGGATATTCTTTGTCTCATAATATGTCCAACGAGCATCCTGCTTCTGAAAAGTTCTTTACTTCGGGATTGTGTGATTTATATTTAGGTGTGTTTGATGTTCCTATGACAGGAAAAGATGTAATGAACGAAGTTAAAAATAGGGTAGCTAATGGAGCACGTTGGAGGTAAATCATGATAGATGCATTATTGATATTTGTGCTGTTCTTATCTCTGTTTCTAAACTTTTGCCTAATATCGAGGATCCTTTGCCATGATGCAGAGTTCTATCTGGATATTTCTGACCCAGAAAACGTAAAGCCGATTCTCAAATTTGACATTGACGAAGTAGAGAATAAGCCGTTCTTTATAGTAAAGGTCATAAAGAAAGAAAATAATTCATGCAATATTAAGGAGCGGTAACGCTATTTTACCATAGGAGGTAACAATGGAAGAAGAACTTGACAAATTAAAGGAGGCTTTGACTAAGTCTACTGAAAAGTATCTTGCAAGCGTTGAAGAAGGATCAGACTCGAAAGCAGCAGCAGACGAGATGTGCCACATCGCTGAAACCACGGCAAAAATCGAAGATTTAGCTGAACAGAGAAAAACCGAAAAGGCAAAGATTAATCTGGAAAAGTTAAAGAATGGATTAATGATCGTGGGAGCAGCAATAGGTACATTTGCAATGCGATATGTGCTTCAGAAGGATGATCAGCATTTCAGACGTAACATGCAGCGAGAAAACTGGCAGAATGAAAGAGACGGAGTTATTATGTCTCCGACTGGAAAGTATTGGAACCAGGAAAGCGTAAAAAACAGTAAGTAACGCACCAATTGAGAGATTGATATTTATTATCGGTCTCTCTTTTTCTTCGCAATAAAAACACTTCCTTTAATGGAAGGAGGTGATATGTATGATTTTATTCACAATCATGGCATTAATAATAGTTTTAGTATGTATTGCCATCGTAGCAATAGGCGGTGCCTATCTGTTAATAAGATGGATAATACCAGTAGGACTATTGATATTGCTGGTATATGTAATAATAAAGATGATACAATCACTATTCAGAAAGTGAAACTTTAAGAGGACTGGTATATTCTGGTCCTCTAAATTTTTGAAAGGAGACTAAATGAGAATTAAGGATGTTCTACCAATTGCATTAACCGCTATTTCTGTTGTTGGAAGCATAGCAGCAGTTATTATGGCAGCAAATGAAACACCAAAAGCCGTAGAGATTTTAGACGATAAGAGACTCGAAATAGACCCAACAGGTGAGACTGATATTTCTGTAAAGGAAAAAGCGATCATATGCGCAAAGAGCTATTGGAAGACTGAAGTTCTGATTGGTGTATCCATAACTGCAAGCATAGCATCGTGTGTCATTGGTCATAAGAATTATCGTGCGCTTATGGCTTCAACTGCTGTTTTATCAACTGCTTATGCTAAGCATAAAGATAAAGTAAAGAAGTTCATAGGTGAGGAAAAGGCTAAACTTATCGATCAGCAAGTAAAAGAAAGCATGAAACTGGAGAAAGCCAAGAATCCTACAGAGCTTGTGTGGTTCTATGATACAGTTTCAGATACATATTTCCAGATGACTTGGCAAGATTATTGGAATGCTAAGATCTGCGCAAACCGTGACATTAATACTTACGGTGATATTTCTCTTGGAAACATGTTTCCTAACATAAAGAACTACATGGAAGATAAGAACTGTGCAGATTATACTTGGTTCTATGATGACATAGTCGAGAACTATGGCTATCCTTGGCTTGATATTTATGAGGAAGCATGGAATATGCCGTATACCGAGGGAGATAAGAATAACTATGACAAATCCATTCGTGACGGAAAGCCCACATGGGTTATAAGGTATGGTATTTGGCCTCTTCCTCCAGATGTGGCTAGGGATCTTCAATATATTGGCACAGAATCAGATCAGGCAGCAACGTAAATATTTCACCTTCTATTATGGAAAGGAGGTTAAATTATGAAGTTCAAAAGTAAGATATTTTGGGCAGTATTAACTATTATAATGGGCGCTACTGAAATAGCAACAGCGTCTAAAGATATTTATGATGCTGCAAAATTAAAGAAAGCTTTAGAACCTAAGAAACTTAGCGATCCGGTAGTTGAAAAAGAGGGGGACCAGTAATGGTCCTCTTCCTTTTATATTTTTGGAAAGGAGTAAAATGAATATTCGTTCAATATTTGGAGCCCTGCGTTCAGGGGTTGTCAAACATAGTCCTGAAATATTAACTGCTGTAGGAACGATAGGACTTATAGCTGCTGGTGTTATGGCTGTAAATCAGACTCCTAAGGCTGTTAAAATTCTGGAAGATTATAGCAATGATGTTAGTGTAGAGGAACCAATAACACCTCAAGAAAAGTTTAAAATGTGCTGGAAGTTGTATCTTCCTTCAGTATTAATGGCGACAACATCTGTAGCCAGTATTATATTTGCCAGGAGAATAGATTCCAAACGAATGGCAGCATGGGCAGCTGCATATCAGATGTCTGAAACGGCTATAAATAGACTCGAGCAAACTATAAAGGATGAGTACGGAGAACGAAAACTCAAGAAGCTCGAGCAGCAGTCTGATATTAAATTACTTGAGGAAAATCCTATAAATCCTGACGAGATAGTCAATACTGGAGATGGTGATGATCTATTCTGCGATTATTATTCAGGTGGATATTTTAGATCTACTCCGGAAGCTGTAAGAGCTAGATATAATCATTGGATCGCGAAATTACAGAGAAACGATTCAATGAGTGTTAATAGTTGGGTGACAGAGCTGGAACTACGTCCTATGGGTGATGATGTTGGCGAAGAAATGGGCTTTACATCGTCTATGTATCAGAATAGAGAGCTTGATGACGAGCCGATATTCGAATATGGTCCTGGATATTTAGGAAAGCCGTGTGCAGTTGTCAAACTGTCTTGTAGACCTACCGTAGACTACAAATACAACTATTAATTCATCGCAAAAAATTCATATATTATTATGAGGCAACTAACAACCAGCTCACATTCACACGAAAGGAGAATAAAATGAGCAAAGAAAAGGAAGTTAAGGAAGTAAAGGAACAGGAAGTTAAGGCAGTTGAGCCCGAGAAGAAGGAAGAAAAGAAATCTATACGTCAGAAGATGGCAGAGAAGAAGGAAGCTTTTGTAGAGAAGCATCCTAAGGCAGCAAAAAGGATTTCTACCGTAGGTAAGGTAGGAACTGGAGTTGTGTTAGGTGTTATCGCAAAGTTTGGATTCGACGCAATCACAGACGCGATTTCTGGATCATCAAACTCAGGTGATGTCATTGACACCACTTATACAGATGTAACTACTGATAATAGCAATAACTCGTAAAGAGCGTTGTTAGCCTCCATTTAGAGAGATCAGAAATGGTCTCTCTATTTTATTTTTTCTTTTGAAAGGAAATGCTATGGAAAAGTTACCAAACAACTCAGATTCTGCTAATAATAAGCAGAAACCGTCAATAAATACAAACGTAAATAAAATTGACGGAATAAGTGCAAGTCACAGACCAACATTCTTGAAAATGCTAAAGACAAGTATATTTCCTGAGAATATGACTGTTATGGATCTTGTTCAAGATGTTGTAGTTCCGGCTATTAGAGATGGAATGTTTGATATTTTGATGAGTTCTATAGATCATTGGAGAGCTGGTGTCGGAGGCTCTTCCATGATAAGAACCGGAACTCGTATCAATGGAAATGTTGCAACTAGAATAACATCTGGAACTAACTATAACAGGATTTCTAGAATAAGCCAGAACTACGAGAAACCTCAGGTAATCGTAACAGCTCCGACATATGATGATATTTTCATAGAAGATGGAGTTGACAAGAATGGCAAATTTATGAGCGGAGCAGTAAGAGCTCAGCTGGTTATTGCTCAACTTGATGACGATATAGCAAAGTATCAGGTAGCCAGAGTATCCGATTTGTTTAAGTATTGCGGATTGTCACCGTCACCTAACGGATCTGATTTCAACTACGGATGGACAAATCTTAGTGAAGCAGGATACAAGCCCTGCAGAGGCGGAGTACGTCTGGTATTACCTGAAGCTATGCAGATAGATGATTGAAAGGAGTAAAAAATGAAAATCAAAGTTCCCACAAAAGCCGTTAACATGGCAATAAACTTATTAGGAAAGGTGAAGCAGTATTCACCTCAGATCATGATGGCAGTAGGAGCTGCAACTTCTGTGGCAGCAGTCGTAGAGGCAGTTAAACAGACTCCTAAAGCTATTGATATTCTCGAGGAGCATAAGAAAGAGCTCGAGACATTTAAAGAGGTTCTTGATGAAAAGCCTGAACAGTATCAGGTTGCTGATTATAAGAAGGACACATATGCACTTTGCATTAGAACTGGTCTTAAACTTACAAAGACGTTTGCTATGCCTATGATCATGGAAGCAGCGTCTCTTATTTGTTTCTTCGGTGCTCATAAAATTATGAGTAATAGAAATAAGACATTGTCAGTTGCTCTTGCGACGATGACCGATGCGTATAACAGTTATCGTAATAAGATGATCGAAGCACTTGGAGAGGAAAAGGAAGAGCAGATAAGACTCGGTACAACTAAAGACAAGATCACTAAAGAAATAACGGATAAATCTGGAGAGGTTAAAAAAGTAACTGAACGGATTGACGTTGTTGATCCGAGTAATATTGGCCCTTATGATATTCTCTGGGTTGAGGGTGATCCAGGATTCGATCAGTCCGAAGAACTTAGAACGTTATATAAGGCAAATGTCGCTGACATGTGGACTAAATTTATATATGAAACAAAAGTCAGAGATAAGGTGCCTCTTGCTGAAATCACCAAATACTTTAAAGACAATAAAGAAGCTTATTCAAACGAACTTCACATAGTCGCTGGATACAAGCAGTCTGATGATGACAAAAGAGTAATAATAAGATCCAAAAACGTTGAAGTTAAGCAGCCCAATGGCTTATATCTTGATGGAGAGGTTCTGTCATTCAATGTACAGGGTTCAATAGTTCCGTCAATAATAAAGTAAAGGAGAATCAGCATGAAAGTCATTGATATTTTGTTTGCGGCAGTAGGAGCAGGAATAGGATCCGGAATTACTTACTTCGTAATGAAAAAGAAGATTGAAAAGAAGTCAGAAGAAGTAAATGATATTCGTGAGATGTATAACGAAAGGATCAGAAATATCGAAAAGGCTCGTACTGAGATCGACACCATGAACGAGAAGAAAGAAGAAATAGCAAAGGAAGTCGAAAAGAAGGTTGAAGAAGATCCTATAGCTAATTCTGAAAACTTCATAGATTACTCAGCCATAAGTAAGAAGGGAAAGAAGTCCAAAAAAGGTAATAGTCCTATAAAGATCATATCTGAATCTGAAGCTCAGCAGTATAGCAAAGATTATGAGCTTATAGGTCTTAGCTTATATGAAGATGATGTTTTGATTGACGACGAGACAGAGAACATTATATCTCCGTCTGAAATGACGTATTGGATTGGAGAGAATGGAATTGAGAACATAAGGAATTCGTTCGAAAGTAACGGCGGAACTTATATTCTTAACGAAACTCGTAAGGCTATATATGACATCACCCTTCTTGACGAAAGGTTCGGTGATGACTATGAACCTGTCACAATCGAGTAAGTATTTTAGATCCATATGTCGATTAGTTTGGGATGACCGATTCGGAAAAAGTTATCGACTGCTTTTTGAGCATTTATATTCTAGGGACTTTGAATGGTCTATTATCATGGATCGTAACAGAGCTATAGATGGTATTTGTTTGCGAGAAAAGTATGGATGTAGTAACAGCTTATTGAACGAACCTTGCTCAGTTCTAGAAATGCTAATAGCTTTAGCAGCCAGAATGGAAAATCAGATTATGTCTAGTTTCGATGCTGGAGATAGAACTGGGCAATGGTTCTGGACAATGATTAATAATCTTGAGTTAAATAAATTGGATGACGATCATTTTAACGCAGAGTTGGCTGATTATTACATAGATCGATTTCTTTATAGGGAATACGAGTTTGATGGGTCTGGTGGAGGTTTATTCGTATTAGATAGACCTCCGCAAGATTTAAGAGATGTTGAAATATGGATACAAGCTAATTGGTATCTTGGAGAAATGGATGGATATTTGTAGACGGAGGTATATTAATGTTAGACTTTATGATGGTTACTACGCGTGCACCTAAACGCGGAACTATCGAAATATACCCGAAGTTTATTGTTGGAAACTCCAAAGATCTTATGATTAGAGGAGGAGACTTTTACGCAATTTGGAATGATGAAACTGGTTTATGGTCAACTGATGAAGTAGATGCCCTTAGGATGATTGATAGAGAACTCGATACTTTCGCAGAGAAACATAGAGAAGAGTATCAAGGTGACACTGTCAGGATAATGCATATGTGGGATGCTGATACTGGCTCTATAGACAGATGGCATAAATATTGTCAAAAGCAGACTAGAGATAATTATCACATGCTTGATGACAAAATTATATTTTCTGATGCCAACACAAAAAGGTCGGATTATGCAAGTAAAAAGCTGCCATATGCGTTAGTGCCTTGTGACATTCCTAACTACACAAAGCTATCTACTACTTTATATTCTGAAGAAGAACTTCATAAACTTGAATGGGCTATAGGTGCAATAATAACCGGAGATGCTAGAAAGATACAGAAATTTGAAGTTCTGTATGGTTCAGCAGGAACTGGTAAAGGAACAATGCTTGATATTATAGCACAGTTGTTTGAAGGGTATTATTGCACGTTTGAGGCTAAAGCTCTTGGATCAGCTAATGCGTCTTTTGCATTGGAACCGTTCAAGAACAATCCTCTTGTGGCAATCCAATTCGATGGAGATCTTTCAAGAATAGAAGACAATACCCGTCTTAACTCATTGATATCTCATGAAGAAATGATTGTTAATGAGAAATTCAAATCGAGTTATGCTAGTAGATTCAAATGCTTTCTGTTCATGGGTACTAATAAACCTGTTAAAATCACAGATGCAAAGTCAGGTCTAATAAGACGTCTTATTGATATTTCACCTACTGGTAATAAGATTCCTGTACGAGAGTATAAGAAACTTGTTGATGGTATAAAATTTGAACTTGGCGGTATAGCATGTCATTGTCGAGATGTATATTTGGATGATCCTGATTGTTATGAGGGTTATATTCCGATTAACATGATGGGTGAGTCAAATGACTTCTATAACTTTATAGAAGACTCAGCAAATGTGTTTTCTGCTCAAGAGGCTATAACTCTTAAACAGGCATGGAGTATGTATAAGGAATATTGTGATGAAGCAAAGATACCTTATCCGTTCTCAATGAGAGTATTCAAAAGCGAATTAAAGAACTATTTTAACACTTTTGAAGAACGTTATACATTTGAAGACGGTACTCGTACATACAATTGCTATATTGGTTTCAAACTCAAATTCGACAAACCACAAGTGAAAACAAAAAAAGACTCTGAGTCCTGGCTTAAGTTCGGAGAGTATGATTCTGTATTCGACTTAATGGCTAAGGATTATCCTGCGCAGTATGCAACATCTGAAGGTATTCCTAGCAAAAAATGGCAGAATAACAAAACATTACTTGGCGAACTTAATACATCGAAATTACATTATGTAAAAGTTCCAACAGAGCATATAGTTATAGACTTTGATATTCCGGACGAGCATGGCAATAAGTGTCTCGCGAAGAATCTAGAAGCAGCTGCTAAGTGGCCTCCTACATATGCAGAATTATCTAAGTCTGGTCAAGGTATACATCTGCATTATATTTATACAGGAGACCCTACTAAGTTATCAAGTATATACGACGAGCATATAGAGATAAAAGTTTTTAATGGCAATAGCAGTTTGAGAAGACAATTAAGCAAGTGCAACAATCTTCCTATAGCTAAGATAAGCTCGGGTTTACCACAGAAAGGAGACAAGGTGACAAACTTTGAGGGACTTGCTAATGAAAAATCTATAAGAACTTCAATAAAGAACAATCTTGAAAAGAAAGTTCATCCAGGAACTAAACCAAGTATCGATTTCATTGCTAAAATCTTGAACGACGCTTATGAATCAGGAATAAAGTACGATGTATCAGATATGCGAACTGCTGTACTTGGCTTCGCAGCTGGAAGTACGCATCATGCTTCTGAGTGTATCAAGATGGTCAATCAGATGAAATTTAAGTCTAAAGAAATTTTGGACGACGATATAATTGACGAGGTTCCTATCGAACCACTTGACCCTACATTGATATTTTATGATTGCGAGGTGTTTCCTAACCTTTTGCTAATAAATTGGAAAAGACAGGGTCATGGTGAAAAAGTTGTTCGCATGATCAATCCGAAGCCGTCCGAAGTTGAAGAGTTAATGAAGCACAGACTTGTTGGTTTCAACTGTCGCAGGTATGATAATCACATACTTTGGGCAAGGATGATGGGATATTCAGAAGAGCAGTTGTTCAGATTATCGCAAAGGATAATTAGTGGTGATAAGGATGCCTTCTTCAGCGAAGCATATAATGTCAGTTACACCGATATTTATGATTACTGTGCAAAGAAGCAGTCCCTTAAGAAATGGGAGATAGAGCTTGGTATTAGACATATGGAGCTTGGTCTTCCTTGGGATCAGCCAGTTCCTAAAGAACTGTGGGAAAAGGTCGCTGAATATTGTGACAACGACGTTATATCCACAGAAGCAGTATGGAATGCTACTCAAGGCGATTTCCTTGCCAGAGAGATTCTCGCAGACCTTGCTGGCGGAACAGTAAATGATACCACTAACACTCTTACTACCAGATTGATATTTGGCAATAATAAGAAGCCTCAATCATCATTCAACTACAGATTCCTCGGAGACAAGCCGAAAGGTAAGTCATTTACGTGGAAAGATGTTATATCTTATGCCTCAGGTAAGACCGATCATAAGCCTGAAGGCCAGGTATGGTTTGATGGATATACTTATGTTAACGGCGTAAGTTCATATCGTGACGTCGCAGAAGTAGGTGAAGGCGGTAGAGTCTATGCAAATCCTGGATCATATGGTCATGCAAAGACATTCGATGTAGCTTCGCAGCATCCTCACAGCATAATAGCCGAAAGACTGTTCGGAGATTACACTGATATTTTCGAAGAACTTGTTAATGCTCGTGTAGACATAAAACACAAGGACTTCGATAAGGCATGTCAGTTGTTTGGTGGAAGGCTTGCTAAATACTTGACAGATCCTGATCAGGCAAAGATGTTGGCTCAGGCACTGAAGATAGCAATTAATTCGGTGTATGGCCTGACTGCTGCTAAGTTTGCTAATCCGTTCAGAGATCCCAGGAATGAAGACAACATTGTTGCAAAACGTGGAGCTCTGTTTATGATCGACCTGCAGCATGCTGTAGAAGACCTTGGATACAAAGTCATACACATTAAGACTGATTCAATTAAGATACATAAGCCCGATGAATTCATTGAGAACTTCGTTAATAGATTCGGTGAATGCTATGGATATTCTTTCGAAGTTGAAGATGAGTGGGATCGTATCTGTCTTGTAAATGATGCAGTATTCATAGGTCACACTGAAGAAGGATGGAAAGCTACAGGTGCACAGTTCCAGCAGCCTTATGTGTTTAAGACTCTGTTCACTCACGAGCCTATAACATTCGATGACCTTTGCGAGACTAAAGCAGTGTCTAAAGGCGCTTTATATTTGGACTTTGAAGATGGTACAGAGCCTAGGTTTGTTGGTAGAGTTGGTCAGTTCTGCCCTGTAAAGCATGGTGGTGTTCTATATCGTGTTGATAACGGCAAGAACTACGCAGCAGCTGGAACAAAAGGATACCATTGGCTTGAATCTGAAGTAGTTAAACAGCTTGGTAAGGAAGATGACATTGATATTTCTTACTATGAAAATTTAGCACATGATGCAATGGGTGCCATAATCTCATTCGGATATTTTGATGACTTTGTTGATGTGTCAAAGCCTTATGAGTTTGAACCATTCATGAATGAACCAGTTGAGAACGGTGTTCCTCTGGAATTACCGTTTAAATAATTTATATTTTAAGGAGATTAAAAATGAGCAGAAATTTACTCGAAATCGAAAATGCACAGATCATGTTTAAGAACTTCTCTGGACAGGAGAAGCAGGCTATGGTTAACGGTCGTATGAAGATCGTTAACGAAGCAGGAAAAAGGAACTTTAATGTTCTTATCGATCCCGAAAAGAGCACTATTTACTGGAATGGCGAGCTTGTTACAAATCCTGACTTCGGTCAGGAACTCGCCAACCTCGGTTTTAATATCATACTGAGACCCGGAAAAGAAGAGGGAGAAGGACCTCAGTACAGGCTCCCTGTTCATGTTGGCTTTGACAACTTTGTTCCTGATCTCTATCTTGTTACCGGAAACAAGAAGGTCAAACTTGACGCAGAAAGCATCGATTGCCTTGACAACGCCGATATCATCACGGCTGATATATCTATAAATAACGGTAGATCGTACGTCGGGAATGACGGTAAGGAAAAGGTTAAGGCTTGGTGTAATATTGGATATTTCACCATTGAGCAGAACCGTTTTGCTTCCAAGTACGATTTTGCTGAGTGAAAATAATTCATACCTTCTTATGAGGGTAATAGTGCCCGGTTTAATAAGGAGGCAAAAAACATGACACTAAATGCAATACAGGTTTTGAGCTCTTTAGCAGAGATCGAAAGACTGCTCGACAGAGAAAAAGACGAATGCAGAAACTATATGCACGATATCGTTATTCCACAGACAATGGATATAATGAAACTCGCGCAAGGTGACCTGCTGGACGTCGGAATTGAAGATGTCGAGAAGATCATCGAGATTCGTGCAAAGAGTGAAGAGAAACTCGAACGCATGAAGTTTCTGGCTGAATTGTCAGAAAAAATGGCAGAATTGACACATGCACTATGTCCTAGCAAAGAGGATGGAGTCCAGTAATGGGCTCTTCCTCTTCTTTCTGCCCAAAAAGGAGACCACAAATGAAAATAAAAATGATCTTGCTCTTAACTGCAGCATTTATATTTTTATGCGGATTTACTCAAAAGACAGAATCACCGAAAGCCATTTATACTGACACAGGTGTTGTTGTACTTGACGGTCGCTTAGAAACTCTAGGACTAACTAGGCAGGAACGTTATGAACTTCGAGCAATCGCTGAATCTGAAGCTCTAAACCAAGGCATTAAAGGAATGGCCCTAATTATGAGGGTCGTCCTTAATCGCCGCGAGTATGGTGGCTATGGAGAAGACATACATTCTATTATATTTGCATATAAACAGTTCTGGACCTATGGTATGCCGCAATCATACGAAAGTTTAAGTAAGGAATCTGAATTAGCACTCATATGGGTAATGAATGGCTGGGACGAATCTGAAGGCGCTTTATATTTTTGTGCTTACGGATGGAATGGACCCGAACATTTATTCAAATATGGTGATCATTGGTTTAGTAAAAAGTGAGGGAAGTATGAGTATATTTAACATTAAGAAAAAGAAAATAGTAAGTGTTATTAAATGCTGTAACTGCGGAAGAAAGTTAGGAGAGTATGTAAAGACTGCAGAGATCGAAGATGGTACAGATGATATTTACAATGTTTGCCCGGATTGCTATAAGATAATGATAGATAAGATATCTGGAAAGGAGAAATAATGTTTGTAAAGTTTACTCTGGTTGAAAAAGGAAAAGAACTCAAGATCCTTGCTAACGCTAATTTAATTGACTATGTAGTTGACAATGACGATAAGGAGAAAGATACCTGTATACTCATGCTCACAACTGGCATGAAGGGTATTGTTAAGGGTTCTTATGATGATATTTGTAGGCAGGTTATAGCTGCTACAAAGCAAAAGGTACCCATAACAAAATGATATTTGCAAAAAATCCATCTTCTATTATGGACAATAATGTCCAGAAAGGAGATAAAACATGACAGTAAACAAATATTTAACTACCCGATATTGGAAAAGGCGTAATTTGCATAGTGCGCCTTCAGAGAGAGAACTCAGAGATAATTACAACGATGAGGTATTTTATGTTATCGAAAGTTCTGATGTTGAATGGGTCTTTGAACCGGAATCAGATAAGACGTTTCCAAAGATCAAAGTAAAGCATCAGACTATGGGACATATGTACTACGTGTATCTCGTTCAACTCGAAGGCGACTTGTATTTTACGAGGTCCATTGGGTCAGAAAGGGAAAACCGCGATTTATTAGCGGCAGGTTTTATGAAAATCCCGAAAGACGTATTGGCAAAGGAAACACCTTTAACAGTGTAACCAATCAAGAGAGATTGATATTTATCAGTCTCTCTTATTCTTTCGAAAGGAGGTAATATGGTCACGGTAATTAATCAAAACGTGCCGATATGTCCAAAATGTGCTTCAGGTATGCACAAGAGGTATAACATGTTCGGTATTGTTTATATTTGTAACGACAATAACCACATCTGGAGAGTTGTGGATCGCAACAAGAACGATAATGAAATAGTAGTAACTGACAACCATCTCGAAGCGGAGGCGTATAATGGAGAATGATATTTGTGAAGGCGATGATGTAATCATATCAGGTAAAGTTACTGCCGTACTTGATATTGACCTTGGCGTACGATATCTTGTAGTATTGCCTAGTAATCGTCGTGTAATTGTAGGGGAAATGGATATTAAGTCATACCGTCCGGAAGTAAAGGTCGATGGTGAAGATCACAGAAAGGGGAATTGATATTATGGTAAATGATCCTACTGTAAAAGAAGTTGTTTATGGAATGTCAAAGAGAAAGAGACTGGCACTATTCAGAATTATCGAATGTGTTGCAGATAAAAAGCTAATCAAAACAACTGATCTTCTTGTCTATGAAAGAAAGATGAATAATCAAGAACAGGAAGTAACTCGTTTTCTTATGGCACAGTTATTTACAAGAGTAGGAGGACAAGATGAACCGAGCAGAGAGAAGATCTAAAGGTAACAGACGTAGGAATGATATTTACCAGAAGTATCGTAAGTTTCTGGAGATCGTGGACGACGTAAAGACTTACACATGTGAGACTTGTGGTACGACGTTTGGTATCATAGCCTATAAAGATGGAAGGAAATCAGGTACAGCTCAGGCAGGTTTTGCTGAGCCTTGTGAGAAATGTAAGGAGATGATGGCTAATGGAGATTACGGACAAGGAATTAATAAACCTTCAGAAACAGCAGGCGATTGAAACATTAGAAGATGTGCTTGACTTACTTGATCTGGAAGACCTTGATATTCACAGAGAGCTCGAGTTTAAGTTTCTGAACAGACGTGGTAAAGATATGTACGCCGGTATGGATAAGATCCTCAATAGAACTCGTAAGAGAATACGTGAGGCTATTGTTTATATTAAGGAGGATATGGATGAATAACGATATGGACGCTCAATTCTTATGTAAGGATTGTTCGAGATTCAACCAGTGCCAGTACTACGACAGAAGAAAAGGTGATTCCTACATCTGTAAATATTTTCACTTGGCAGAAACCTATGGCGTGACTAATGGTGATGTGATGAGGGTGCTGTTTCCGAATTGCGTGCAAAACGAGAATAGGAATTGGGTAGGTACAAACATTGACGGTTATACAACGTTTTCAACAGTGTGGTGGAATGCAACTTATAAGAAAGAATGTATCAAGACATTGCCGACAGTCGAGAAAGAAAGTTGTCGTTGTAATACTTGCAAGAATAATGATGATGAATTAAGTGGCGAATGCTACGAATGTGTCAAAGGGATATTTGACCACTATGAAAAAGAGAATAAAACGGAGGTAGAAAATGGACGAACGAATGATTGAACAATTACAAAAAGACAATGTAAGAAAGCAGATAATGGATTTTATTCCCAACAATCTCGGAATTAACCTTTGTTCTGTCGAGGATATTATTGTACGCAGACAGAAAAATGGAGAAATCACAAAAATCATCATTGATTTTATTCCCGAAGAACCCGAACCTAAACCAATGGTTGGTTTAGATGGTGCTGTTTTAGCGTGATGCAGAGCAGATATGAGAGGTGAAGAATGCTTGACAAAATCCTAATGGTCGCAATTGGCCTTCTTTGTATTTGGCTCGTGTGGTTGCTGATAATGATAATTAAAGGAGATAAGAAATGAGCTACGAAACAAACGATAAGATGGTAAGTCATCCGGATCATTATAAGTCCGGGAAGTATGAGGTCATTGATATTATTGACGAGTTTACTAAAGACTTGTCAGGAACTGAGGCTGTATGTACGGCTAATGCAATTAAGTATATTCTGAGATGGAAGAAAAAGAACGGCATTCAGGATGTGAAGAAAGCTATTTGGTATCTCACACATCTGGTTGAGCATTTGGAATCTCAGGTGATTCATGCGGATCCAGAATGTGCTAGGAAGATGGAAGAGTTTGAGAATTCTATTGATATTTCCAGAGAGCTCGAATTTGCACAGACTGGCAAATGGCCGGAAAGGGAAGTGGAGTATGATGGGCCTGACGAGCACTGTAGAACTTGCATGTCTAGGTTTGAAACGCCGGAGAATGACGAAAAGTGCATTAACTGTTATGGAAGAGAGAATTATGAACCAGATCTGAATAAGGAGAGCAACTAATGAGCCTACAAGACAAGATAACTAATGCTAAACCCACGACGTTTCTTACAGATGGGTTGACACAGGAAGAAGTAAAGCAGTGTGTTGAGAGCGGTAGGAAAGTCACAATAGATGACGATGAAGCTCCAACTACACCTATGAGAGTTGTAGATATTCCGGGACAGGAAAATAAAATCTACGTGCCAATTAATTGATTAAATAGGAAAAGAGGTATGAATTATGGAAGAAGAAAATAAACTTTGTTGCAACTGCAAATTTGTGACAGTACTTTATAATGAAGAGCCTTGCAAGTCTTGTCATTTGAGATCAAATTGGCAGAGTAATGTCAAATTCAAGACGGGTGATTTAGTGGTTTCGAAAAACGACCCTTGTAGAAAAAACCTTTATGTTTATTTGCGTAATAAATGGGTTCTGCGCGTACCAAATTATGTCACTACTAGGTCAAGTTATATTATATCATCAGCCGGTTATCGTGGTTCCGAAATGATAGATAAACTTATACGTAATTCTAACGCCGAATGTGAATGGTTAGATGATCTAGAATATGCCAGCCCGGAAATTATTACGCAACACGATGACAGAGCGGAGAATCTTTATATTCCTGAGCCTTTTGGCGAATGGTTTCCTAAATTAATTGAAGAGGAACGTGATCAGAAACAGAAGATAGCATTAGATGAAGTATATAGCGCTAAAGAATTCTTCACATTTTTTGATAGGAAACCAAAAGTATTCACCACGCCAAACATGATCAAGAACGTCATCTTCAGTGATCCGGCTACTATTATATTCTGGGAGGACGGTACTAAGACCGTTGTGAAAACTCAGGATGGCGAGAAGTATGATAAGGAAAAAGGATTTGCAATGGCGGTATGTAAGAAGGTATTTGGTAATGAAAGAGACTACTATAATGTCTTTAAACGTTGGATGAGAAAAGGAAAAGAGGTAAAATAATATGGAAATAGCATTTTATATTCTGTTAGTGAGCTGGGTAATACTGCTTGCGTGTTGTATAGTTGCTATATCGCGTTTTAAGAAGGCTAATGACAGTCTTGACACCAGCCTTGATACGGTGATTGAGCGTAATGAAGAGATTCAGAGCCTTATGAATCAGCTTGATGTCGCCGAGCAGGACATAGACTTTTGGAAAGATACATGCGACAAGATGCAGTGGACAATAAATGATCTCAATAAACGCATAGGTAACATGAAAGCCACTGAAGAAAACGGAAGTATTCTATATGTGGATAAGGGGAACATTGAGTATGTCAATGCAGCTATCGATATAAGCGCTAATGTAATAAAAGATATTACTGAAGGTAGACTTGATATTGATCAAGTAGAAGACTCATTACGTTTTAACATTAAGCGTGTGATGATGGACGAACTGCTGTCACATGCTAAGTTCTATGTGACTTATGATATTTCAAGCAATTCTTATAGTTTTGTAGTAAGGATTCCTATTGTTGCGTTAAATGGTTCAGAGCGGGAATACAGTAAATGTGCTGGGTATCCGCTTACAAATATTCTGCTTGAAAAGGTTAAGGAGGAATAATATGTTACGTTTAGATTTAAATGATATCAACGAAACAGTCTTATTTGTTAATCCCGTGAATGGTGTTAAGATTCTTAAACAAAAAGATGATGATTCTGAAGAAACAACCTATGTATTATTAATCGATACGGGTGACATCGTGTGCTATGCTGAATATAATTCAGAAGACATTCGCGATGCGGTTTATGGGTATGTCCTGAATAAGATTAATGAATACTTATTTCAACAGATTGAAGCTGCTCAGTTGCGTTGTAAGGAGGAAACATGTTAAAAGCTATAGTAACGGTGATGGACGAAAATGATAGAATCATTCAGGCTAACAGATTGATATTTGAGACTGATCCTTTTGGTACACCTGTTGGCTGTGGCATTGAGCATGACTTTCATTTTAAGATCATCACTGCAGATGAAGAGCTTATACGTAAGGTCACAGAAGAAGGTCTTAAACTTAGTGCTGAAGAAATTCATAAAATGATAATTCATAAAATGATGGAGGAATAGAATGAACAAGGATGAGATTTTGATAATTATGTATCCTTTTTGGATGAAGAATAATCAACTTAGTTCAATGTATGAAAACATTCTTAAACAAAGAGCAAATAATCTTATACTTCTTCCGGATTACTGTAAGGTTGTTACAGCACCTAAAGATGTCGAGATTAAGACAGAGATGGAGAATGACGATTCATCTTCACTTTGGTTACTTGTTGATAATCCGAATTATTCTCCATTTGATCGTAGAACTAGACCAGTAAGTCTGAAATGTGACGTATGTCATAGGCGTATAGACAAATGGGGTGATGATTATTTGAGATGCCCTTATTGTGGTAAGAAGCATACGTTTGGAGCGGAAGAGGAGAAGGAATATACTAATGAAGAATTAGATGAAGCTTTTGATAATGGAAGAGGAGGTTGATATTTTATGGGATACAGACCTACTATATATGTAAATCGTAGACCGAAATTGGAACTTGGTAAATTTTATGGGTATGTAAACATGGATAATCTTAAGTCAGTTAAGTGGCTCGAGGATCACGGTAAAATAGAGCTGGATGAGATGTTTGCTGGATACGGACCGGAAATAGATTTTACTGCTGATGAGTTTCGTGAATTCTGGGATCTTTATGTTCAGGATATTAACGAATATGTTTGGAAAGAAGACGATTGGATAAGATATGACGAACCATTCAATCCTGATTATTATCCTCATGCCTGGAAAAGAGGAACTTTCAAAGAAAACTTATATGATACAGACGATGTAAAGACTATTAAGTGGTTTTAAGGAGGATTGATATTCTATGCGGTGGCGGAATAGGTAGACGCAAATACAAATTCATGAGGATTCCAGCAGCTAACGGTTGGCAGTCATGCGAGGGTTGAGACTACGTGCCGAAAAAGCGGGACCAGGTGGAGATCATTAAACTCAAATCATGAAGAAAAAGACCGTATGTAAGGTGACAGAAATTCAAATCCTTACCCGCATATTAAAAGAAAGGAGGAACAATGAAAGTTTCCGAACTATATAATGAAATGCTTAAGTTATTGGAAGACGGAAAAGGAAATTATGAAATTATGATTCGCGTTGCGGACGATGACGAAAAAAGGGATTTGATATCTCATATTGACAATGTTAAATCTTTTTCTTCAAAAGTTGGATATGTTGAACTGACATCTGTTAATAACGCGTATTTAGATTGGAGAGAATGACATTTGGTTCAAAGTAAGGAGGATTGATATTCTATGATCGATCTTGACAAAATGCTTTACGATCATCAGAAGAAAGCAATCCGTAATATGAGGAACGGTTGTATACTTAATGGTGGAGTGGGGTCTGGGAAATCTCGGACCTCACTTGCTTACTATTACCAGAAAGAAAAAGATCGTCCTCTTTATATTATCACCACTGCTATGAAGCGTGATTCAAGAGAGTGGGAAGAAGAGGTTTTATATTTCTTTCCTTGTAAAGCCACGGCAATAGACAGTTGGAATAATATTAAGAAATACACGGATGTAAAAGATGCTTTCTTTATATTTGACGAAGACCGTGTTACAGGCTATGGCGCATGGGTTAAGGCATTTCTCAAGATAACAAAGTCTAACCATTGGATAATATTATCAGCTACGCCTGGAGACACATGGTCTGATTATATTCCTGTATTCATAGCTAATGGTTTCTATCGTAATAAGACAGAATTCACGCAAAAGCATGTCATATGGAATCGTTATACTACCTTTCCTAAAATAGATGGTTATGTTCATACTGGATATTTAAATGGCCTTCGTAGGAAAGTTCTAGTTAATATGGAAGACGAAAGGAAGACAGTACAGCACCATGAAGATATTTATTGTACGTATCCGATTACGGATTATAAGCGTGTTATTAAAGATCGCTGGGATATTTTCAAAGAGGAACCATTCCAGAATGCAGGAGCGATGTGCTATTGCCTCAGGAAAGTTGTTAACTCAGACCCTAGCAGACTTGATAAGGTATATGATATTACAGAACGGAAGGGAAAGGCTATCATATTCTACAACTACGATTACGAACTTGAGCGACTTAAGGCTGGATTTGCAGATGGATATTTTGAAGTTGCGGAATGGAACGGACACCGACATCAAGAAATTCCTGTTGAGAGTGAAAGATGGATATACTTGGTGCAATACAATTCTGGGTCAGAAGGATGGAATTGTGTCTTAACTGACACTATTATATTTTACTCGCAGACATACAGCTATAAGCAATTGAAGCAGGCGTGTGGTAGAATAGATAGGATTAATACTCCTTACCATGATTTATATTTTTATCATCTTAAGAGTCGTTCGGGCATTGATCTGGCAATCAGTCGTGCACTTGCTGATAAGAAGAACTTTAATGAGAATGATTTTGTTGTTGGGATGTAGTAAATAATTCATGCCTTCTTATGAAAGGAGGAAATATTTATGTTTGAAAACAAAGCTTTTGAAAAGATTTATTACTCGAGATTTATAGCATCTTGGTATAATTCTGGAGGAAAGCGTATCAGATCATACGTTGACAGTGAAAAGAGACCTAACGATTTTGTTAGGTGGCTTCGCACGTTAACTATAAATGATAAGCAAATTCCGGAAGATGTAATCAAGGATATTCTCGAAATGGCAACAAATGGCAAGGCAGAGTTGGAATGGAACTTAAACAAATACTTAAAAGAGATTGGGCAGTAATGCCCTTTCCCTTTTATTTTGTAAATAATTCACTTCCTATTATGAAAGGAGGTGATGAATATGACTTATGGAGAATTCAAAGACGTAGTTAAAAAGACTTATCCGAATAGCGAGAATCATTTTGCAATTGGAGGCGGAATATTATTAAAGATGCCTTCATGGAAAGATGAAGAGATTAACGCATTGACGGTAAAAAGTTATGAACAGGATAGCTACGACGATGAAAACTGGTTTTTTGTCACAGCAAAGTAACAAATTAAGAGGGCTTGATATTTGATCAGGCTCTCTTATTCTTTTCGTAATTAATTCACTTCCTATTATGAAAGGAGGTAATTATTATGACTAATAAAAGTTTTGAAAACACAATGATGGCACTTATTGAAGTTGGAAAACTGATTAAGTTTGACGAGACCAGCAGTGATTACACTGATGATCTTTGTGACAAGTTAGCAGAAGTAACTAAAATATTGTCATCTATGTATGGTGATCAACAACTTAGAAAGAGTAAAAAACTCAATAAAAAACTTGAAGAAATATACGGAGATTGGGGCTGAAATATGCCCCTTTCCCTTTTATTTTTTATCGAAGGTTTATCATTTGGGCTATTTTTGGGTCAAAAAATCGTGGTTAAAAATGTGGTTAAAAATAACCATTTGGTTAAAAATATTTAACCATTTGCAAAATTTTTTGGAATTTTTGGTTAAAAATGTAAAAATTTTTAACCAAATGGTTAAAAATAAAAAATTTTTAACCAGGCTGAAACCCAGTATTCATGCGGGTTTCAGAGGTTTTTGGTTAAAAGGTTAAAAATATTTTATAATTAATGTGAAAAAAAAATATGTATATATAATAATATAGAAAAATTTTTAACCATTTAACCAAAATGATATTTTTCACGATTTTTAGAGTTTCGCAAAAAAATGTTGCCCTTTTATGGGAGAGAAGGTTATATGATGACCTTTTCTCTTATTTTTATTTTTGTGTTTGGATTTTGGGAAGGAGACAAACATGAAGACGAGTAAGCAAAGACAGTACAAAAAAGAAGAAAGGAAGTTTCAATCTAGTCTTATACGAGAAATCAAAGAAAGGTTCCCTGGTTCGATGGTCTTGAAGAATGATCCGAATTATATTCAGGGAATTCCGGATTTGTTAGTATTGTATAACAAGCGTTGGGCGTCTTTGGAATGCAAACGTTCGTCGTCTAGTACTCACCAACCAAATCAGGATTATTATGTTGACAAGATGAACAAAATGTCATTCAGTCGATTTATATTTCCCGAGAATAAGGAGGAGGTACTAGATGATCTGGAACAATCATTCAAATCTTGAAGGCCAGCACGCTTTTATGAGTGCGAGCAAATTTCAGTGGATTAATTACACAGATATGAAATTGCTTGAAACTTATAACAACATGATGGCTGCACAAAGAGGAACTGAGTTACATGCATTTGCAGCTCAGTGTATTAAGCTTAGACAAAAATTAAAAGGCAAAGATAATTTAGCAAACTATGTAAATGATGCAGTCGGATTTGGAATGACTCCTGAAGTTGTTTTATATTATTCCGATGTTTGCTTTGGTACTGCCGATGCTATTAAGTTTGATGAGAAGAAAAAGTTTTTAAGGATTCACGATTTAAAAACTGGTGTCACTAAAGTTCACATGGAACAGCTGGAAGTTTATGCAGCTTTATTTTGTCTTGAGTATCACATGAAGCCTGGCGATATAGGAATGGAGCTAAGGATATACCAGAATGATGATGTAATGATATTTGAACCTACTGCTGAAAACATAGTTCCAATTATGGACAAAGCAGTTAGCTTCACAAAACTAATTCATAACAACAATTTAATAGGAGTTTGAAAATGAATGAGTATGAAAGTTTCAAAGCTTATGAAGAGCTTGAAGAGGGTTTATATTTAGAGCATTACGGAACTCCTAGACATTCTGGTAGATATCCTTGGGGCTCGGGAAAAAATCCTTATCAGCACGACAGCGAAGACTGGTTAGCAAGAGTAGAAAAGCTTCGTTCAAGAAAAAATATGGATGATAAGCAGATTGCTCGAGAAATGGGATGTACGATTAACCAGTTAAGAGCTTGGGAATCAGTTGCTAAAAACGAAAGAAAGAATGCTCAGATCACTTGGTGTAAGAAACTTGCATCTGAAGGAAAATCAGTTGCAGAGATAGAGCAGATAACTGGAATCAAAGACAGAACAGTAAGAAACTATCTTAACAGCAATAGAGATGTTAAACCTTTGCAGGCTCAGGCAACAGCTAAGTTCTTGGAAGAACAGGTTGATAAGAAAGGTTATATTGATATTGGTAAAGGTGTAGAGAAAGATATTGTAGCAGTTGATGGAACTCTTGGAATTACATCTAACAAGCTTAAAGAAGCTATGGAAATAATGAAAAGAGATGGCTATGATATTTACACCAATCTTAAGGTTCCTCAAGCAACTAATCCAAAGAATATGACAACTCGAGTAGTTGCATGTAAGTTCCCTGAAGGAATGACAACTAACGAGAAATACAAAGAGCTGTATAAAGCAAGAGATAATGGTGATATTCAGTCTGTTGCCGAGTATCATTCAGATGATGCTGGTCTTACATGGAATGCTCCTAAACCTCCTGTATCTATTGATTCAAATAGAATAAAAGTTGTTTATGCTGAAGATGGAGGAATTGAGAAAGATGGTGTCATCGAAATAAGAAGAGGCGTTGCAGACTTAAGTCTTGGTGATTCTCATTATGCTCAGGTTCGTATTGCTGTTGATGGAACTCATTATCTTAAAGGTATGGCAGTTTATAGAGATGGCAAAGACATGCCTGATGGAGTTGATATTTTGTTTAACACCAACAAGCATAGTGACAAGAAGATGATCGATGGTGATAATGGTGTTCTTAAACCAATGAAAGAAGATCCAGCTCATAAAGGAAAGATAGATCAGAGTAATCCATTTGGAGCTGTTATTATGCGTGGTGGACAATCTGATTATGAGGATCCTAAAACTGGTGAAGTTAAACAGTCTGCTATAAATAAGATACATGATCAGGGTGATTGGGGAGAATACTCTAAAGATCTTCCTGCTCAGTTCTTATCTAAACAGAACACAGATCTCATAAAGAAACAGCTTCAGTATTCTATTAATGACATGCGTAATGAGTTCAACGATATTATGGCGATCGATAATCCTACGATTCGTAAATATTATTTGGACAAGTTTGCATCAAGTTGTGATTCAAAAGCCGTGCATCTTAAAGCTTCTGCTCTTCCTAGGCAGCAGTATCAGGTTATTCTTCCTGTTCCGTCACTTAAGGACAATGAGATCTATGCTCCTAATTACAGAGATGGAGAACAAGTAGCGTTGGTAAGGTTTCCTCATGGTGGAACATTTGAGATACCTATATTGACTGTTAATAATAAGAATCCAGAAGCTAAGAAGTTACTTGGCACTGATCCTTCTGATGCTGTCTGCATAAATAAGAATATTGCAGATCGATTGTCAGGTGCAGACTTTGATGGAGATACAGCAATTGTCATACCAACAGGCAGAGGAAACAAGGTTAAGATAACTAACTCTGATCCTCTTAAAGGTCTTGTTGGTTATGATGCGAAAGAAGAATATGCAACTCATGTCGAAGAGAAGAATGGTAAGAAAGTATATGTCAATAAGAATGGCGTTGTAATAAAACCCATGGATGAGAGGACAACTCAGATAGAAATGGGTAAAGTTACAAATCTTATTACAGATATGACTGTTGCTGGTGCTCCTCTTGATGACATTGCTAAAGCTGTTAGGCATTCTCAAACTGTAATCGATGCTAAGAAACACCATCTTGACTATAAACAATCAGAGATAGACAATGACATAGCATCATTAAAGGTTATGTATCAGAGAAGAATAGATGAGAATGGTGATCTTCACATTGGTGGTGCATCTACACTGTTGTCTAGAGCTAAGCATGAGAAAGCATATCCTGAAACCAAAGGTCAAGTACATTACAACCAGATAGGAAAGCCTTGGTATAATCCGGACCTTCCTGAAGGAGCATTAATACTTAAAGAATCTGGTAGAACATTCGAAGAGACTAAGCCTGTCAAGGATGCTGATGGTAATGTAATGTACTATGAGGATACTGGTAAGCCTATAAAGGCTAAGACTGGTAAGGTTAAGCTAGCCACAGTAGATAGACCCGAGATGGCTATGACTAATGATGCTCGTACCCTGTTGTCTGCTATAAGGAGCGAGCCGGAGCTACTATATGCGGACTATGCAAACCAACTTAAAGCATTAGCAAATGAGTCACGAAAGACAATCATGTACACAAAAGGTTTGCAGTACAATCCTTCAGCTAGGAAAGAGTATGCAGAAGAAGTAGCGTCCCTTAAGGAGAAGCTAGACAATGCCTATAGGCAGAAGCCTAAGGAGGCTAGAGCACAGAACATAGCCCTGGGTATAATCAATGAGAAGATTAAGGCAGACCCTAACCTTAGTAAGAAGGATGAGAAGAAGATTAGACAGTTAGCTATAGAAACAGCAAGGTCACAGGTGGGTGTTGATCGAAAAGATAGGGAAATCACACTCACAGATAGGGAATGGGCAGCAATACAAGCTGGTGCAATTAGTGATCATATACTTTCTGAGATACTAAACAATACAAATCCTGACAGTTTAAGAGAAAGAGCAACTCCTTCTAACAACAGAGCGTTGTCTGAATCTCAAATGGCAAGGATTCGTAACATGCATAATGGTTACTATACTATTGCAGAGATTGCTGATGCAATGGGTGTTTCTACATCAACTGTTTCTAGAGTTTTGAAAGGAGCATAAGAATAATATTATGGGACAAATAATTAAATCTATGCTCACAACAGTTGACAATCCTTACAATCCATTCAATAACTTTGATGATTGGTATCGTTTTGACAAAGACAATCATCACGATAGTTGTGAGCGACTTGCTGAAATTCTTCCTGATCTTGATGATGCAAATGAAGTTGAAGCAATTAAAATGACAGAATCAGCTATTAATTACATTGTTGAAAATGATTTACTTGGTGAGTTCACAAAAGTTCAGAAAGTTTGTGAAATAGATGACGGAACTGAATAGTTTTTTCATGTTTCTATTCAGTTTTGTTATTTCTATTTGTTCATTCAGGCATTAAAGACCTATAGGGAGTAATATTACCGTCACTGTAACCTTAACAACCTAAACCCCTCTAAGCGCGCACTAACTCTTGTTTAGGCCTTTAATGTTCTGATTGAACGTAATTGTTTAGTATCTATTGCTTTGGTTAATAATCATTTAAAAGAATTGTGAAGAATAAATCTTAATCTTTGTAGTAAATGTTTTTTTAATTAAATTTAAAAAGATTTTACTTTAAAACAAATGTAAACTTGTTGACGAGATTCTTTTGTTAAGTTTTATGTTAGTTTTTGTTTAAAAGTTTTTGAAATCTTTTAAGTTTAATTCATTCTCTGTTTGTTTTTTGCTTTTTAAAGCGTCAAGGATGGCGTCATAGAGGTATTTTTCAATTTGCTACCCTATTTTTAGGTATAGGGGGGGTCTAAAAAATCAGCCCCCCACCCGAAAT